CCATTTACCGTTTCTTTTTCTTTCGGCAAAACTGTGTATATCACATCCCATAATTTTTTGTATTTAGTATTTATAATTAATTTTTCGGTAAAAATCCACAACTAGCGGTAACACGTGCTATGTGCAATATTGCCAATAATGTTTATTGCTATACAAGAACTTTTTTCTATGGCAATACTGCACATAGCACCATCCGTTACAAGACAGTTTCCCAACCATCACGTATATAGGCTCTCAGATATTCTTTTTTACTTCTGATATTAAAATCATTAGTTATTTTGAACTTAAAAATACCATCTAATAATATTTTTGCATACCATCCTGTACCAATAGGTAAATCGTTTGATTTCAAATAATATTTTAAATAATCTATTTCATTCCATCCCATTTTATTTTGCTTTACTTCGTATTCCGAAACAGCAAATTCCCCGTAAACAAAACCGTCTTGTAACAGTGGTTTTGACTTATTGCCACATTCGGCTTCATTTAATGTTGGTTTTGTACTTTCCATTTTCTGTTTTTAATTTAAAGTTTAGTCTTATTTTATTGGCAACAAAGCAAAGCCGAGAAACGTTATTATCTTACTCTACAAAGATACAACATTAAATTTTAAAAACTACCCTTTTTCTAATATTTTTTGCCGCAAAATAATAAAAAACAAGAACAGAAGATTCTTCTATAAATTCCATTCTTGGTTTAAACAAAACTTCAACAACTCCTAACAAACTGAATAATATAATAAATAGTATCATAACATATTTTTTCTTTGCTCAAATTCAAGAGCTGTTAATAATCTATCAAATCCATACCATGATGTTACTTTACCTACAACTTCTACTCTATTATCCATTATATAAAGTATTTGTTCTAATGATAGTTGTGGCAATTCTTTACCCATCCATTCTTTAAAACTTTCATACCTACTAATAAAATCTTTAGTTTCTCCTACGTCTGAATAATTTAACCTTTTACCGTCTTTATCTGTAACCATCATTTCGACTAAATCTTCAAGAGTGTTACATTTGTCTATTACTTTCTCTAATATCTTCATACTTCCCTATTTACAAATTTATCTAAATCCTCTCTATTAATAACTATGCCATATTTACGTTCTACATAGTCTATTATTTTGCTGTTTTATTCTATTTTCGCCGCAAAAGACTAAAACAGAAGATTTATAAGGCAAATATACAAACTATTTTCGGTATAAAAAAGAAAAACAGTAATTATTTTTAAAAATAAAAAAAGCTACCTGTTAAGATAGCTTAGTTTATTAGTGCACATCAGCATATGAGTTTCCAATCTTATAATCAATACCTATGGGAACTTTTAACTTCAATTGTTTATTAACCAATTCCATAGCTTTTTTTAACTTTTCAATGATGGTATCACAATCTTCTGGTTTACAACAAGTTACAATTTCATCATGAAATCCTGCATACAGTTTTACACCCATAGCCATTAAGTTGTGTTGCCACAAAGTAAAAATATAATCCCCTGTCCCTTGATTCACCGTAGAAAAAATGTCTTTATTTGAACGTAAAGAATAATAATAATTGTTTAAAGGGTTTTTCACCCACAACTGACCATTCACAGTTTTTGTTTCACAGGATTCGGAAAAAGTTTTTACACATTTATTTTTAATCCAATATGCATCTATAAGTTTACCACCTTCTTTTACAGTTATTCCTAAATCTTTTGAAAGCTTATCTTTACCTATTCCATACATGCTGCTATAATTTGTTTGCTTACCTGAATGCCTTTTTTTATCTAATTTATCGTGAAAATCTTGTTTTTCTTCATCTGTTGGGTAAGAATCTAAAATAATTTTAAAATCTTCAGAAACTTCTCCAATTTCCTCAAAACTTACATCAGGATTTTTTCTCTTCTCTTTCCACCATTTATAAAAATAAACTTCAGCAGAGGTCATCATACCTGCAATCTCGCAAATTTCAAGATGCGGGTCGTAAAAAGGGTGTGCTTGGTCTTCTACAAATTTTCTATCTATATCATAGACAAAATTATTCCTTGTAGCACTTTCTAATGCGCCGATATCTGAACCGAGCATCACCATATCTTTTGGAGGTTTTATTAAACTCCTAACATACTCTCCATAAGGGGCAGACGGTTTTATTAAGTTAACAAGAGTTCTGTGGCGGATGCGTAACGTATTTGTAAAACCTGCTATATCAGCTACTATTTTATCTTCTCTAATCTTATCCCTCAAGAATCCAACAAAGTAGCCTCTACGGTGCTGTAATAAGCTCAAATCAGTTAATTCTCTAATCTCAGGGAGTTCTTCTGACAGTTTTATGATAGATGTACATAGATTTTTGTTTTTATCTTTTGTTTGCGGAACTCTGTTTATCTCACCTTTAGTGTTTTTGACTTCATTATAAATCTCAGGTTTCCAACCTAAACCAAAAAGCCAATTTTTAACTTGTACAGGACTTTGGGGATTAGCATCTTCATAAGATAAAACCTCTTTAATTTCTCCTTCATAATCTTCTTTTAGTTTACAGCCTTTTATAAGTGTCATCCATTTTTCGCCAGCAACACTTAAAGAACCGTCTTTTTTATACATAGATTTAGGCTTAGTTCTAATAACTTCCACAGCAATTTTTGGCATCACTTGTTTCAGTTTATCAACCCGTTCCTTAATCATTTCATCAAACAACAACAAATTTTTTTCACATTGTTCAATATTCAAGGTCAGAGGATTATCTTGATGCATTTTATAAACTTTACCTTTTGTCATTAAGAACTTCAAAAGTGATTGAATACGTTCATCATCATTTTCATACAATTCTCTCAACATAGATAAATGTTTCAACCATGTGTTTGTATTAATTTTGCAATCTTCGGTCACACGATTTTGATATTCTTCATAGCTTAAATCTGTCCATGATTCTATTTCAGGTTTTTTTACGCCGAATTCTTCTCCATAATCCCCTAATCCATATTTTCCACCCTCTTTTATTCTATTAGGTTCTATGTACCAAGCAACCAGTAAAGAGTCTAAAATTGTAGCTTGTATTTTTATATCTTTAAATATCTTCTCAAGGGCAGGTAGGTCAAAAAGAAAAAAATTATGTCCAACTACAGTGTTATTAGGATTTTCAAAAACTTTCTTTACATCTTCTTTTTTATTTGTGGTTTTTATCTGCCATTTTTTATTACTATCTAAAAAAGCAACCCCTAAAACGTGAAAGTCAGATTCTAATCCTTCCATATCTTCAAGAAGTCCTGTAGTTTCAATATCTCCAATAATAACACCGTCTAAATTCATCTCTTTTTAGTTTTTATTTTCGCCCGAAATTAATCAATAAATTCATCAAAATTTATCCACCCAATAATATTATCAGGCTCTATGTGATATGACATTTTATCTAACCATTCTTTTCTTGAATGTACATATACGCCAACTTCAAATCTTGGATAACCACCTTTTAAAATTATCAGTAATGGTTTTGTACATTTTAAATCTCGTCCAATATCATCATAATATGTATAGTTAGATTTGTCTTTAGGTATATTTTTATTTATCTTCATCTGTTTTGTGCGATTTATAAGTCATAATTATTAACTATGTCTTGAACTTCATTTACAGCACCTCTGTATAAGAAACCGTAATTTTTATCTATTTCTACAGAAGCTTGTGCAACCATTTTATTTAGTAGTTTCTTCGTCGGCTCTTTAGTAGAATATAAGCTTATAAAAATACCATCTCCTAAAAGTGAATTATTAGTGCTTATTCTTACATTGATATCATCAATATATCTATAGCAAGACCTATCTTTTCTATAACTCTCTCTGTCATCATTATCTACGGTTGTAAACCAAGCATCATTCAAAACAACTTTGTATTTAGATACACCTAATATTTCCAGGTTTTCTATTGTTATTCCGTCTTTTTGATAACTATACTTCGGAGATTCTTTATACTTTTTAATTTCTATGTGCCAAATCGGTTGATTAACTGTGTATTTCATGCGCTATCGCTTTAAATTGTTTCTTTTTAATTGTTTTTTGCGGAAAATTAGTTGATAACTTTATATTGCCTTTTTATTTATTTTTTGCCGATTTTAATTCTTTTAAAACATCCTGTAAAATATATTTTCGAGCCAAAAAAGAATCAACATTTGGTAGACTGTTAATCATACTTTCTACAACAGCTAGTTTATTCTCTACAATTTTAATTGCTTCTTCCATGTGTTACATTCTATTAGTGTTTCAATTACTACTATAAATACATTATTGCTCAATTGTAAATTTTTGTCATAACTTTGACATATTTTTGTTTTCCAATTTTTATCGGCAAAATCTGTATGTTCAGCACCATCAGGATGTATCCAAATTTCAACATTAAAATCTTTCTTAATCTTCTGTATAACAGGGATTAAAGCATCAAGACTATTCCAATAACGTAAATCTCTATGATATCTACAAACATATCTATAATACATACTTTCAAAAAGTTTCCATCCGTTTTTATTATGATAACGAAGTAGGTTTATGTTGATGTTTATCTTTTTTACCTCTGCTTTATCTTCTTCGCCGACTTTATAAGAAGTTTGCGTTACTTCTTGTATGTTAGGTTCAGCACTTACTGTTTCATACCAACCTGCTTTCATTCCTTTTTCTTTCAATTCCGCCGAAAAAGGTAGATAAACAAGATTCATATATTCAGCTATTAACTTACTACCATTTATAATCTCTGCTTGTGTCATACTACTCTATTTTAATTGTTATCCATTTATACTTCCACGGCATCCATTCCTCCATATAATAGAATTCATTAAAGTAAGTAGTTCTGTACTTTATCTTTTCTTGCCGAATTATGCACCACCCAAATAGCTCTCTAGTAAAGTGAATTTCGCCAAAAAAAGTAATAAAAAACAGAGAAAAACAGATTACTTCCCTAAACTTATTTAATTTAATCTCTTGATAATCTGAAGTTACACTTCCTTCTAATTCTTCCATAATTTCTTTTCTGTTTTTAATTTTCTTTTGCGATAAATTGCTTTCTATAAGCTATACTATCCGTAGTTGAGCATTTTATAGTGTCTCCTATTTCATATTTTTTATAGTCGATTTCATATAGATAAATTCTACCTGTTAATCCGCCGTTATACTTTAAATTAAAGTAAGCACCTATTGGAGGATTACTTTTATGAACTACAATACCCCCGCAATATTTTTCAATAGGCTCTTTGGCGCAAGAAACAGTAAAACAACAAATTAATATTAATAATAACTTTTTCATAATTACATATTTACATTAAGATTCTTTCTAATAATTGTATCGATTTGACTTGACATATTTTGAAAATAACTATACCTTTGTATTGCAGGAGTATCTGCTATTTCTTCTACTAAGAGTTCACCAATTTTAATTAAACTGTTTTTATATTCTAGCATTTCAGGTGTTGATGGTTTTAATTCATCAAGACACTCAAGTAAGAGAAAATTAATCGCTACTAATTTATGTGCATTTTTAATTTCTTTTTTCGGATTCATTTTTATTTGAAGTTTTTGTATATTACGTCATTCAACATAATATTAATATCAGTTAAAGTGTTTCTAACATTGCCTGTTGGGGTATTTGAAATGTCTTGCTGTATCTTTTTTGAGATTATTTCCAAATCCATAGTTATTTCCGCAATTTTATCGTAGATATTTGCTAACGTTTCGGAATGTTCTTTTAGTGGTGTCATCATAATTTTATTCTTTTAAACAGTTTAATATACTTCCCTCAATAACATACGGTACATTTCCAGTGAAATTAAAATTCATTCCTACTTTAGCTTTTTCCGCCGCAACAGAAAGAACAATATCACCGTATTCCCCTAACCATTTCTGAATTTCATAAATAGAATAAGATTCTTTAAGGCTTACTACTCCTTTTGATATTAAAAATTCGTGTGCTGTCATAACTGTTCTTTTAATTCTCCAATTGTACTTTTATAACTGTCTCTAAACAAGTTAAATTTAAGCGTACCTTCTTTTTCAGTTTCATATAATTGTATTAAAGCATTTTGAAAACTAATAATATTATTTTTAGTAGTGTGTGTTCTATTTGATTTTAAATACTTATCTACTACTTGGTCATAAGCTATTATAAAACTTTCAGAAGCAGTTCTCATTTCTGTATTCCACTCTTGTTCATTTATTTTTGCGCAAAATTGATTTCTTGCTTCTTTTAAATAATCTTCAAATGTTTCCATAGCTATTTAATATTTTCTAGTGGATAAGCATTTATAATTGAAAGTTCTCTAGCTTCTTCAAAGTCGTTAGCTTCAGGCATTAATTCAACGTCATCTAATTCCACTCTACTAGCTTGATTTAAAGCTTCTTCCACGTGCATTTTTGTAAATCTTCTCATTGCTTCAAAAACGTGTTTATGTAGACCTAATTTTCTAAGCTCTGTTAACATACTAAATTCTTTTTCTGAGCTTATAACTTCACTCCAAAATTCTTCTGCTGTTGGTAAATTCATAGTTTCTTATTTTTATATTACAAATATACAACAGTTATTTTAATTGTACAAGAAAATTTCTGTTTATTTTTCATTTTTCGCCGCAAAAAACAAAAAAGACAGCTAAAAAACTGTCTCTAAAGATTAAAAGGGGTCTGAATTGTCTTTCTTATCAGGCAAATCAAAAGCATCATTTAAACTGGCTGGTTTAATTGGTGGAAATTTATCAGGTAGTTCAAAGGTAGGAGCTGTAAAAACAGGAGCTTTATTAAAACTAACCTGTTTAGATTTTTCAAACGGTTTAATTTCTATTGTGTATAAGTCTGTAAATCCAATATCAGCAGTTCTGTCTTTAAGCACTTCGACAAATATACATCCTTCTGTAATCAATGAAACCTTACCGTGTTTATTTTCATCCGTAAATCTATGTTTTAAGTGCGGATATTTTTCAGGATTTATAAGCCTATATTGCTCAATTCCTACAAAATCTGCGTTTTGTAAACCATATATATAATCTGATATATGATAAACAGTATCACTTTGATAAAAATCTCCTCTTTGTATAGCCGACTGATTTGATTTTTCAGCAACACGGGTCAAAATTGACCTATTTAATTGCATTAATATAACTACTAGGAAGTTAGAGTACTTGTTTTTCAGTTCGTTTAACCCCTCTACAACATCATCCACAGATATTTTCTTATTTTCATTGCTACTTTTAATAAGTCCTGCGTGGTCTAAGTCAAGTACCACCAATGATTTATTAATATGTTGAGCTAAAAAATCATCAACAGATTGTAGGAACTCTTTAGATGTTTGAGGCACTTGATTTACAAAAAATCTACCGTCTGTTCTTTCTAAATAATACTTCTTTAATTTTTCCTTATCGTCTTCTGTAAAGTCTTTTCCAAGTATATTTTTAAAATCAGATTTCAACAGTTTTTTTACATCTCTAAGTGTTGTCGCAAAATTAGTCATCTCATATGCATTAGACAACCAAACATAATTTCCCGCTTCTTCATTTATTTTCACATTCATTATATCAGACTTCAAGTTTTCAAGTTCTGTGCTTTTACCCCCAAAGCTCGATGCCACGATTGTAATTAAACTTCTAGGAGTTACCCCTCCTTGATGGTCTAGCCAAGGTCTATTTGTCTTTACTTGTTTTATCTTACCACTTTGATATTTTTTAATTGTTGAAAAAGTCTCATCTAATGCTATTTTAAGTGGTTGTATTGCCATAATCTATTCTTCTGTTTTTATCTTTTTTGCCCAATATTGTCTTACTTCTTCCTCTCTTTGTTCATAGAATTGTAAAATTACAGAGTCCTCAACATGGTTTTTGAAGTCCCCATATCTTACTTTATTTCTGTCCATGAAAAGATTTTCTAATTTACGTGTATAAATATGTTCTTGGAGAAAAAATTCGCAAAGGTAATAAAAACGATATATATCTAATCCTAAATGATTTTGTAATACGGCTATATATTGAGTTATTAATTTTTTATTACCTACTACTCTCTCTTTATCCTCATTTGATAAATACATGGAAATTAAATAGTCTCGCATTTTAACATGCTCCTCTAAAATTTCAGGAGTTGTTATATCTTCTAAAATCTTTTTACCTTTCGCCGAAAGTCTTATTAAATTATAAGGTGTTTCAGACTTCTTTTTTTGCTTTACAGACTCCAATAGTCCTAATTCATATAGTTGCTTTAAATCAGCTGAAAAGGCTTCATTTGACAATGTTTCACTCTCATCATTAGTCCGATTTTGGTTTGCCGCGAAAAGAACAGGAATAAAAGAAACAGATAAATTTAATTGCCTAAGTAATGAGAAGTTAATGTACATAATTAAATGTTTTAATCCGTTATTTCTATTTTGTAATTATACATTGATGTATAACAAAGTTTTGTAATCTGTTCTCTCCATTTGTCAGCGATTTCTTTTATCCAATCCTCTTTAGCGATTTTATAAGCATAGAAAGCTTCTTCAGAACTGTTGTATATACCTAAATGTATCTTATCTCCTCCTTTTCTCAAGTATGCATAAAACTTATTTCCTATTTTTTTCACACCTATTGGTAAATTTCCTTTATTATAACTTGTAAATAAAATGTTAATCTCCTGTGGTACAAAGCAACAGGTTTCGGGACTGTAAATTTTATTTCCCTTGAACAGAACATCTTTATCTAAAACAAAACCTTGAACGTAATTTTCCTCATACCACTGAGCAAAATTTTGGAAATTGTGCCATTCTTTTCCAACACTACAATCAATATAAGTTGGATATTTTTCTTTAGTGCTATAACACCTATCGAACACAGCAGTCCATCGAATATAAGCTTGCCTCGCATTCTTATTATTGTATTCTCCATAGCCTATAAACCCAATATTCTTTAAAGAAGGTGTGTTTTTATTTTTTACTTTCCCTTTTCTTACATTATCCGCGCTCATATTTGTCCTAATTTCTCCTGTATCGAATTGAATCGTACAACTAATAGAACTTATATATTTTATTACCGTATACCCACAACCTTCGGTATTTATAAACCTCTTTCCTTCCATTTTTAAGTTTTTAGTTGAAATTAAATTAATTTAGCTCCCCATAAAATTATGAAGTAAATACACGACCAAGTAACTATCATTGAGAACACTGTTAACATCGTAGATGGAACAACCATCTCTCCTTTACAATTCCTCCACATCCAATTCAATAAATGCTGTATCCCAAACATTATAATTACTAAACATATTATTGCAAATATTTCCATAATCTTAAAAATAATTTTGAATTACTGTTTTATTTTCTTCTGTTAGTTTTACTTCGCCCGAAATAATCTCTAATAAAGCACATCTTTTACATCTAGGAATATATTGAGTACTTAACTCATCTGCTCTATCGTTCCATTCATCCATTTCCCACATAAAACCATTACTAACATCTTCATCGCTACAACTTGTTCTATCGTGTTCTGGATATATTAAATCAATTAATTCTTTTGCTTTCATAACGTCTAAATTTTATTATTTAACAGTTCTTCAAACATTTCGAAACATCTATATACAGCTTCTGAAGCACTTACCTCTCCTTCTGATGATGCTATTTCTTGTTGAATCTTTTTGCGCGCCGTTTCTAAAAGTTCTTTCATACGTTTTTATATTTTGGACTTGCTCCGAGAAGTACGGCTACAGATATTCGTTTTTTATCATATTCTCTCAACCACCTACAATGTTTTCTAATTATCTCATCACCTATTTTAGCATCTAAGATATAATCATTAAATGGAATTATTTTCTGTCCTTGTTCGTTTAATTCGGCGTTTTCTAGCAATTTATTGAAGTCGGCTGAAGGTTCAGACTTAGCATACATCTCAGAATATATGTCCATTACTTTTTGTAATAATTTTTCTGTTTTCATCTTTTTTGCGCGATTTTAATAAAAATAAATACAAGGAATGTAAGTTCCATATCGTTCTTTCTCGCCGTTATAATTCGTATAACTTAAAGTTGGAAATAAGTATGGATTTTTCTTTGCAAAATCTAAAACAATTTCTAAATGCTCCATAGATATACTTCCACAAGCGTGAGGTGAGATAGGTAAAATTTCATATCTGCCTACTTCATCCTTTTTCTCTTGAATACTCCAACTTACATCATAGCCTGTTATTTGAGAATTCTTTTTGCCGTTTAATAGTCTTAACAGTTCGTGTAGTTTCTGTTCTTTTTTATTTAAAGTTTTTATTTTAGCCTTTTCTTCCGCGGGTCTTACTTTTAGAATCTGTTCTTTAGTCTTTAGCGCGCCGTCAAAATCATTAAACTCTTTAACTGAATCACAGATGTACAAAGTGTTTTCTTTTATCAAAACATAAGGAAAACCAATAAGGTCTTCAATTTTGTCTCCTAAAATATATCCTATACTAAGCAAGTGTTCTATATGTTTTCTGCCTAAATCTTTCGTTTTCATTATGCTACAGTTTCAGATTCTGCACAAGTCGGCGCATTTAAAATTTCATCTACAATTTCTCTATCAATATCGCTCAAAGAAAGGTTTCTATACGCTTTATCAAAGAACATATAAGCTATTTTATGATTATTTTTAGCCAAAACAAGATAATCATTATAGATTTTATCGTAAAATATTTCACGAGAATTTCTAAAATTAATCTCATTTATCTCATCCCAAATGTCTCTTTCAATTTCATTGTATTTGGTTAAAGATTCCTCATAATCTTTCCACTCTTTTGAAGTTTCTGCGTTATATTCTAGAATAGCTTTCAATTCAGATGCTTCTTCTTTAGTGTATAAAACAGTTGACTTAATTTCCTTTTGTTCGTTAACTTTATTCGAAATAAATCTGTTACTATCATAAGAATTATTTACCGAAGATGTTTGCAACGCTTTATTCTTTGCGTCAATATAATCTTGCGCTTCTTTATCTGTTTCGAATACAAAAGATTCATAACCTACTTGGTAATATTTTTGAGTTGGTGGAGTGACAATTTGTAATTCATTAATAGGTTTTTGCGGAATAATAACTCCTCTATTAGCACAATCTATTTTTGCATAGTATTGTACTTGTTCGGCTGTTAAAGCTACTTTTTCTTCTTTTGTTAAATCATTGAATGTTTTCATATTTTTGGTTTTATTTATTTCTTGTACAAATGTAATACTTATTTTTGAATTTACAACTGTTTTATTTCTTTTTTCGCCGATTATTTACCAAATCCTAACTTCTTAGTTTGAGTTTGTTCACTTTCAATATCCATAACTCTGTCTAAAATCCACTGTTTTAGTTCATCAATTGTCTTGCCTTTCATAGAAGCTACGTCTTTTTTAAAGTCAACTGTCATCCCTATTTTATCAAAGCTAGAAGATAAAAACTGACTTATTAGTCTCTCATCTTGAATTCCTGTAACTTCAATTTTATATTTAATTCTAGAAGGTCTGTCTTTTATTGTTTCGGGAATTTTATCAATATAATTTGTGGTCATCATAAAGAAACAGTTGTCTATTGAATCTGTTCCATCTAACATTCTTTTTAAAGTGGTTTCGCAACCATACTCAGTGAAATACTCATCAAATTCATCCATAAAGATAACCATTGGATTGTCCTGAACTTTTCTTATTTTTTGCAGAAAATCCCACCAAATACCTATTCCCGCAGGAGAAATTACATTAAAAACTAAAGCTTCATTATCATTTACAGCGTTATTGAAATATTTTTTAAACATTGAAGTTTTGCCTGTTCCGTGTTTTCCGTATAATAATATTCCTAGTTTATGATTATAACCTAAAGTGTTTATCTTTTGTTTAATTTCGGGCAAAAAGAATTTAGAATAGATATTTTTAATTTTATCTTCATAATAAAAATCTAAATCATTATTAAGTAGTTCTCTGTCTTCATTCTTTGTAAGCTTTAATTCATACCCATTATTAGTACTTACAACTGATAAATTATAAACTCCTTTATCTAATTTCTTGGTGGCGTATTTAGTACTTAAAATAGAGAAAGTAATTGAACCATCTTCTAAGTAATAGAATGATTTTAAATTTGTTGTGTTATTATCTCCTTGGATTTTTTCTCTTAATGTAGGTTCTGAACTTTCAAGTTTTATTGTATCACTCATAATTTAATTTTTTAGATTTCTATTCTACAAAGATAGTGTATATTTCCGAATAAACAAGAGAATTTCTACTTTATTTTCAGAAAATTGCATAGTTTGGGTTTCTTACAGTTATCTTATATTTACTTTCCGTTTCTTTTTTCTACTGTTTTTTTACCCTTTGTTTACGCCGAAAATGGTTATTTTAACCTACTAACTCCTATTTCAATAGCGTTAGAATTTATATCACACCCTATGAAATTTCTTTTTAGCTCTTTACAAACCTCTGCTGTAGTAAAACTTCCTGCATAAAAATCAGCAACTAAGTCTCCTTCGTTTGAACTTGCATTTATAAACTTAGCAATCAGTTCTTTTGGCTTTTGAGTGTCATAACCATTTCTTTCCGAATGTGCTTGTGGCAATGCGTTCATATTTATCCAATCTCTTGGAGGCGAATAAGGACTATTCCAGTAAATTTTTCCGTTTTTGGTAGTTGGTATAAGACCGTGTTCTTTTATTTCCTTATGCCATCTTTTTTGAGTACTTTCTCCAATCTCATTTTCTCTTACCTTTTCTAAATTAAAAGTCCATTTTTTGCTTTTAGAGTAAAGTAATATTACATCGTGTTTTTCGCTCCATTTGTTTTTATTAAAACCTTGTGAGCGATAGCACCAGATAATTTCATTAAGCATTCTTTCATAACCAAAAATATCATCCATAAGGCAACGAACCCAATGATTTATCTTCGTGTCCATTTGCAAATAAATACTTCCTGTTGGTTTTAGTATTCGGTGCATTTCCTTTAATCTCGGTATGTAATGATTTTCAATATCAATTCTGCTTGGTTTTAGGTCTTGGTAATCTTTAAATTTTCTGCCAGTTCCATAAAGAATATCGCAATAAATTAAATCAATTGAATTATTCTCTATCTCTGCCATTAGAAGTAAATTATCTTCATTAAATAAAATGGCATTTTCTACCACTTCTTTTTTTAATCCTTTTACATTTTTAAACACGCTCATACTTTTATATTTTGTTTGACAAAGGTAATATTTATTTGTGAATAGACAATAGAAATTCCGCATTATTTTTAAAATAATTTTATTTACCTACAGGATACAGCAAGCTATTACCCCTGCATTTACCTAATACAGAAATTTGTAGTAGCTTAGGAATCTACCTACCCCCTATAACCAATCCCGCCCCTGCACCTACGTTTCATAGGTAGAATAAGTATTTTAACCTTATTCGTTTTTCGGTCATTGTTTAAGAACTCTTTCGAGAATGCAGTCGCCCGTCAATTAGCTTTGAATTGTTGCGGGACTCTTTTAACAATGGATTATAAGACATTTTTATTTCTATAATTACTCTATTCTATTATTCTCCCTTATTTTATCCACCCTGTTGTGAAGTTTTTTTGGTATGGAGCTGAAAACCAATTACCGAATGTTGTAAAAATAGAAAATCCTGTAAATGGAAAAACCCCCAAACTAAAAAAGCTGAACTCAGGTAACCATCACGTAATCCTTTTGTTCAGCTCTAATTGTTAAGAGGTTTAGTCTTAATATTATTATTGATTTTTTAAGGTGATGGTTAAAATCTTTCTATGTCTTTTTAAAAATGAGAGGTTTATCTCATTATCCCGCAAATATACAACAATAAAACATAGCTTCCAAATCTCTTATTTTCAATCAAACTATTTGTCACAAATTAAGTTTTTCTTCACACCTCTTATTTTATTTGTAAGGGAGGCATTTCATTCATAATTGGCTCTGCATCGAAGAAAATAACATCTTCTTTATTCCCTATTTTACTAAATATTGGATATTCAATTTCTTTAATAATTGACCTTTCAATAATCAAATCAGGATTTTTGTGGGCTTTGTGCATTGGTGGCAAACTTTCTAATTCTTCTTTAGAAAATGGTTTTGACGTTTTTATACGTTTTACATAAGTTCCACGTTTTAGTTTTGCTTCTAAATCATTCCAATTCACACCTTTTTCAACCATCATTTTATCTTGTAATTGATTTCCGTTTAGGTTTTGTAAATCTTTATGAGAAAACAAACTTTGTGCTAACATTGAGACGCTGTTTTTTGTAGCATCATTTTCACGCCACAATAATTGAACACAAGCATCGTGCAATGTCGGAGTTTGGTAAATTCTACAATCGAATACAGCTATTTTATTGTGATTTGGTAGTAACTCTTTTCTTTTTTCGTTAAAGAAATTCACGCATTTAGCAGATAATTTAGAAAGTATTTTTTGCTTCTTTCCATCATTATAAATAGAACTTTTACGGTCATAAGAGTATAAAATCAAGGTAATCTCATCACTTTGGGTGTAACCTACAACAGCGTTTGTTTCTTGAACTAAAAACTTTGTAGTTTCTACCATCAATTCATTCAGTTTTTTATCAAACGGGCGTTCTAATCCTTTTGTCCAATTGTGAAAATTGTTTCCGTCTAGTCTGATTATGACAGGTAATGTTGGTATCATTATTTCGTTGGAGAAGTTTTTCTCTAGCCACTTGCACCAATCTCCTAATTTTTCAAATTCCATTTTATAAATTTTAATTTGTTTTACTCTGTAAATATATAACCTTTATTTCATTCCTGCAAGAAAAAAGTAATTAATCTTCATAATTTCTACTTGCACAATCCTCACAACAGTTATAATCTATTTGAGAGAACTGATTATACGTAGCCGAACAGCTTTCACAAAAAGTCTCGTCACATATTTCACAAAGATGGATTTCTCCGTTTGTGTTTCCACAGATATGACAAGATTCTTTTTTATGCCACACTCCTACACCTATTACAATAAAGCTTTTCATATTTTTAATTTTAGTTTATTTTTCCGCGCAAAAAAGAATAATATAAAGCGACAAGCGCAAACAGTTATTTTAAACAACAGAAGAAAAAACCTCACTAGCTACACTAACTTCATCTTCCACTAAAGCTCGAAATCTCCACGTAGCAAAACACGGCTCGATTTTTCTATCAATCAGTTTAAAGTATATAGCAGGATTAACAACTTCTTCCACCCTAATTCCCACTAAAAAATCGTAATCTTCTATGGAACGGATAGTGTATTTATTTCCCTTTTTGACGAAATTAGGAACGTCTTTTATAATCTCTTCTGCCGTTTCTGGTCTCAGTGCGTCATCTACACATACAACCGTTTGATTTATTGCAAACATAATTAATCGTTTTCTCCGCCACCAAATACAGAAGGCAGTCCTTTAATACACAAACATAAAAATATTTCGCACAATAACAATACTCTAAATTCTCCCCAAGTAAAATTAAAGTCTAGATGTCCAAAATTCCAACGTATAAAAGATGCTATTAAATAACAAAACAATATAATTCCTATGATGCTTGCATTAATTATTGTAAACGTTTTAAAAAGTTTTTTCATTTCTTAATTTTAAAGAAGTTATTAAAATTCCTCTCTTTATTTTCTTTCGGTGACCCTAACATATACCACGTAATTGCACCTAAAGTATTAAAAATCGGCATAAAGATAAATATAACAGAGCCTAAACTAGTGTCCGAACTACTCCATATTCCACCTTTAGAGCAAGCAATCTTATAATATCGCCACAAAAAATAAACACTTAATAAATAAACTGATATTCCTATAATGTATTCCATAATTATTCTTCTAAATTAATTAAACATAAATCACTCATATCCTCTAACTGACCATCGTAGAAAATTCTTGTAATATCATCTCCTGATTTTGTTTCTACTTTAGAGATTTGAAAATCTGATGGATGACTTCTTTCACCACACATATCTGAATCATACATTACTCCTTTTTCTGCGGGGATATACTCTCCTGTTATTGTAAGTTGTACTCCTAGATAGTTAATTACTGTTTCTTTTTTCATTACCACTCTGTATCTAAAGTTAAACCTTCAAAAATATATTGGAAATCTTCTTTTAAAACGTCCATAAAATCATCCATTATACCCTCATTATACTGTCCTGAAACAGATACTTTCCATCTACAATTTGCTATTCTTGCGTAACTCATTTTAGTCGCTGTAAACTTTTCTTTCATGTCTTTTTTCTTTTCGCGGAAAAATTTATCAAGCTCATCAACTAGCATTTCATTTACAGCTATACTAACCTCACTTAAAGTTTTTGCCAAAGAAGATAAAGACCGCTGTTTTACAAATTCAATTCTATCATTATTATCATCAAATACAATTAATTGAGGAAACGTTACAGATTCAGTAAATCCATCATTACCATAAGTTAAATTACAATACTGATTTGTTTTTTCTAAGTAGGTATTAAATTCTCTTACAAACTCTATTATTTTATTTTCTTCCATAATTATCTAAATATTTCTACGTCTATAATATCCACAGCCTCTTTATCTATTAACTCTAAAAGTTTTTCATAAGAAATGTAAAACACATTGTCGTCTTTTTCCAATGTGTCATAAACTATTTTAATTGTTGGTCTCATAGTGCTTTTTATTTTATTATTTCGCGCCTAAAAAATTAATAAATAAACAAATCGTAACAACTGCTATTATAGAACAGCAGATTAATATTAAGTTAGCATATCTATAACTATCTTCTATTTCTTGATATTCTTTTCTTTTCATTCTTTTTCTGCCGAATTATCTTAAAGTTCTCTCGTAATCTTCATACCTAACTTTTACTATCTTAGACCTATTAGCATTCCTCAATACAAGTCCCTCTGGTTTTTTCAAAGCCGTTTCTGCTAAAGCTACATTTGTAGTAGGAATCGATTCATTAAGATTTTTTAATATTTCTTTATGCGAAAAATCACTTAAACTAAAGTCAACTAATGGTACATACTCAAATTTAGGAAATAGTGTTGTCATCTCAGAACGAGTTAAGAAATTTTGTCCATAAACTATTCCATCTTTTGTTTCTGTTTCGCGCCATTTTGATATTTCAGCTAAATCTTTTTCAAGAATACTTAAATCATTATAGACAACAATATCAAAAACTCTAAAACCATTTGTTTCTTTACCATATTGCTTAGAATTTGCAGAAGTCTTCCCTCCATAAAATTCGCCATAAATAACCGTTAAAACATCTGTTGTTGGAATATTTACATTCAACGTATAAATACCGTTTACGATTTCTTGAGCATTATCAAAATACAAATCGTCGGAATGATGTAATATAAATTCTCGCGCGCCAATTAAAAATTCAGAACCGTAGCAAATAATTCTTGCATTTGTACCATCTATTTTCTCTGTTGCATACATTTCTTCGTCTAAGATAGGTGTCGTAAGCTCATCTAACAAACGTCCTTTTTCACCTAATTTATGTAAAGTTAGGATTGAAGGGTATTTTGTAAGAGTATTTATTTTCTCTTTTCCGTATTTTTTAATTAATTCTTTTATCATATTTTTCTAATTTTATTTTACAAATGTAAGTATAATTTTCGGCATAAAAAAGAAAAACAGAAGAAAATTTACTTTAAACCAACATTTAAATACAACCACGTTAACTCATAAGGAGTAAAGTCTTCAATATTCTGAATTATAGTTCCCTCTGTTCTTATTATTTTTTCGCCGAAATCAGTAAAAAGATAGTAAACATTTAATAAATCTAAACTCTTAGTAAAATATAATGAATATCTTAAAGATATTTCAGATTTATAAATATCAATGATGGTGTTTACCCAAGATTCATTTGCTCCTAATTGTATGGATATGTCTTCTGGATTGATTAAAGGATTTTCAACATATACTTCAATTATCTTCTGTTTTAATCGTTTCTGTGACGGTTGCATTTTTACTAAACTTTAAAGCTAATATCTTTCTTTTTACTGTGTTTACAGATTCTTTATTGACTCCTCGTTGCCAATAAAATTTTTCTATTCTTACAATTCTTTGTAGGGCGGATTGTGTGCTTTTAGGCATATTTAATCTGTTTAATAGTTGTATGAACCTCTTCGATTTTATCTAGCACTGTTTTTATGTCCTCACACTTCTCTAACTCTAACTGCAAATATCTTTTAAGTGTTTGCTCAACTGTTAAAAAATACCATTCATCAGTAAAAGTATAATCTACTAATTTTCCTGTTTTCTTTTTAGTTTCTTTATCTACCTCTTCTTTTTGGCGGGTTTCGGTTAGTTTTAAAGTGCATCCACTTCCGTCTGTTATAATGCTATACTTGTCGTTAATTTGTATCATAATTTATTTATTTTTAAGTTTTTATTCGGCGACTCCAAGAGTTATTTTATTTTTAAACCAATCTGCTTCAACCAAAGTGTCGCAAGTATGGATAACCTCTTCATCTTCAAATGGTATATAATCTCCTCCTCCATTACCGTATGATGGGTCGCACCATCTTTCACCAATAGATTTTAAGATTAAATCATAAACCACTCTATCTTTTCGAAACCATTGTTTTTTAATTCTTGGTTTTATTATGTATTCTGTTGAATCCGTGTAGGTGTTTTTCATAATCCATAAGTAATTTAATTGTAAAATATAATCTGCTTTCTCGTCACATTCTTCTACGGTTTTACCAAACACTTGACAAAAGATATTTCCTTCTTCATTTATAATGTAATGTCCAAACCAATCTTCTCGTATTTCATCATAACCTAAATCTGCTCTTAGTTTCATAAATATTCTTCAATTAATTCATCTAAACCTATTTCATCCATTTGATTAATCCAATCAATAAGTCGTGCTCTTTTTTCTTCTAGTTCCATAAATTTTCTGTTTTAATTGTTTAAGCACTCGTGTCTCGTATGCGCCGAAAAAATAAAGAAACAGAGGTCGGAGATAATTACTGCAATGGAAGATACTACCTTTTATCCACTACATCCGTTAATACTGTTCGGAATCTGCGCTATTAAGCCTAGTAACAGCTCTGTTTCTAAATTTCACTCATCTTTCAGCCTCTCAGTTTTTGTTCTGTTGGAGTTAAGGCAATTAAACAACACTGTGTTTGTGGAAAATGGAGGAATCGAACCTCCCTATGATAAGTCACTTACTCCAACCAACTACTACTTGTTACGCACCTTTTCGCCTTTACGATTGACCGTCACGTTATCACCACTCACTGCTTTTGGAGCGACCTCAACAGCTAATTTCCCATTTGATAGCTTACCTATCAGCACCCGTTAGATTATGCTTGCTAGACTATATGAGTTAGCCTTTTCAACCTGTAGCATTTAGGCTCATCTGCAACTTAATATAAACCTGTGATGAGTTTTCTTTAACGTTTATACCTTGCTGGTGGTCTCAGAGAATTATGATATCCCGACCTGAGTGTTATGAGCACCCTGCTCTACCGCTGAGCTATGAGACCTAATAAACACTTTTTACAGAAGTGAGAAACTGTTTTTGAAAAACTTAATAATTATGCCGTAGGAAGCTTTTTAAATTAAGTTATATAAAAATAACCTCTCTATAGCCATAGATAATTGCAATCCCTTGTGAGGATAAGGAGCTAACACTTACTCCATTGGTTGCCCAATATAAAGAGGTTTACCGCATGTGCAGGTCACTTGTCAATTTCGGTAGCAGTCTCACTCAACTGAGGAAACATCGACTCTTACATACCCACACTTACTACGTCTTATAACTCCATCATCTACTAATGTTTCAATGTGACGTATTGCTGAATATTCAGAACAATTGTAAGTTTTAGTTATGTAGTTTGTTGCCACTGTACTTTTATCATTAAATAGTTTTAGTATATCTTCTTTAACTATTTTATTGTATTTTTTAGTTCCGTTGTTCATTCTTTTAATATTTTAATATATCTCGTCTTACACCTGACTAGTAAGCAGATTGTATCAACTTTATAAGATAGATAAGAGTGGATATATTTTTAATTTGTTTTTATCCGCCGTAAAAGTGCTCTTCAATAGCTTCTTCTACTTCGTCTTTATCTAAATCACAATCATCTTCGCAATATTGAAGAAAACTTTCCATGATACCATATTGATTAATAAAGTCGTGCATTAATTCTAGTAATTTTTCTGAATCTATCATATTTATCTATATTTCTTCATATCAGCAATAAACTGATTACCTTTTTCTACTCCCATTCTACCTCTGATTTCAGCACCTTTTGATATTTGCCAACTAGAAGATGAAGTGTCACCTGTTCTTGCATTGTTTGCAAATCTGTTTAATCTTTCATTTTTTGATTCTGACCTGTTTGAATTACTTCCCATAATTTTTTGTTTTATTTGTTAATTTATTTTTTGCCACGAAAAAAGAATAAGAACAGATAACCAAACTATTTGTTATTGCCAGTTTTCACAAGCCCTTGGATTTACATTTAATTACTTTTTCTTGCTACAAACCCATACGGTCTGTAATCCCACTACTCAAACAGTCTGTTCTTATTTTCTTCTACAAAGATAATACTTTTACTTTAACTACCAAGCGTTTTCTTTATTTATTTTTGAAATATTTATTATATACCGCAAAGTACCCACTTATTTCTACACAAGTTTTAGCAATACTCTCAATAACTTTCTTTGCTTTCTCTCTGTCATAAGGTTTTGGTATCTTAACTATCTCTCCTGATAGTCTTAAAACATTTTTGTCACCTTTAATTGTATTATTACCACTTCTTCCTAAACCTGTAACATACATATCTCCTATTTCAAATCCTAATTCTTCTAAACCATATCCATAAGTAGATAACTGTTGATATTCGTCAGACTCATAGAAGGCTTTTTTAGTTTTAATTGTGAGAGTTTTATAATCTGTTGTTTCTAGCTTTTTTTCCGCCGTAAAATGTTGTCTATCCGTAAAGCCTTGTAAAACTGTTTTTTCTAATCCAAACGGCTCTAAGTCTATTAGAATTTCATATTCAAATTCAGCATTTGCGGGGTGCTCGTTTTTCAAAGTATCTAATATTGCAATATCACTGTCTGATAATAACTGGTATTCTCCATCATCATAAGGATTAAGGTAATCACCACAATTACTTCCAAATAAGGCAAACATTCCACTATCTCTAGTCCCTACACCTAAAATATAGTCTCTTAAGTACCCCATCTTATATTCTTTAAAAGAAGTAAACTGAGAGTAGCTTATCTTATTCCAACCATTAAAGCGTTTATATAAAGGATTTGTTTCCCCCTCTTTAAACTCATATTTTCTTGGTAAATCTAGTTTAATTGTTTTCAAATTCTTGTCTTAATTGATTAATTATCTGTTCTACTTCTGCTTCATTCTTAACCTTACCGAAATCTTGATTAATATCACTTAAACCCGCTTTAATTAAGTCGAAAGCTATTTCTTTATCTTTCTTGGTCATTTTCTTCTTACTAAAGAAGCTTGATTTTAAACCCTCTTTTATTTCAAGAGTTAACTGTTTTACTGTTCCCAACTCTTTCAGCCAGTCTTTTGGTTTGTATTCTTCCACATCTTTAACTTGTTCTTCAACTAAAACTGTTGTTAATGAATTTAAGCCGAAAAGTTTTCGATGTATTTGAGACAGCACTTCTACTTTTTTAATCGCCGAATTTTTTAAGCTGTCAAAACCATTTGAATTAAAGTATGTAAATTCGTCTTCGTAGGGAATTATTCCCTCTTTATCAATAGATAATATCTTTGCGATTTCGTCTAAAGAAAAAGTGTATTTACCTGCACCTTTATACCACTGCTTAATATCTAAGCCTGTAAGATTCCAAGGCTTAAAATTATGCCCCTGATAAATTAAATTACTATGTGGTGCAGTTAGATGACCGTTAGAATTTAGCCTCACACCAAGATAAGGTAGTACAATTTCTGCGTCAAAATGAACTAAAACATAGTCTTGAAAACTTGTCTTAACTAGATTAACAAAATTCTGTAATAAGTCTTTCTCTGTTCCAACTATGTATTGTACTCTCAGAGTGTCTTGATACTCAAATGCTAAGATTATACTTGTAATTTCGCTGAAAAGCGGATTTCTCCAAGCGTTTAATCGAAACTTATCTTCTAGCTCTTCATCTTCGTATAATTCACGCTGCTCGAAATTCTTTTTGTATTTATTTTGAAATGTTTTCAACTCTTCCTCTGTTGGAGCTATTGATTGACTTGATTGGTACGCCCAATATAAATGTTTATTGTTCATTTAGTACTTGTTTTAATTTAGTTTTTGTATCCTTTGAAAAAGTTTGATTTAGCATCCACTGCCCGAAACCCTTATTATCTTTAACTGATTTGTCTTTATCTTTACCAAAATTATATCTTACAATCCCTTCTTGGTCTTTATATAACTTTCCTTCAAAATCTACCCTAATCTTCTCACCTTGAAGTAGTAAATCTATTTGCTCAGGGGAAACTTCTTCTTCAAAGTTATCTTCCAATATTTTTTCTAAGATTTTATCGCTCGCTCGACAATCCGCAAGGGCATCGTGGGCATTTTCCAACTTTTCTCCAAAGAACCTTTCATAGATAGCTTCTTGAGTGTTAGGATAGAAATGACGATACAGTTTCATTACATCTACAAAATTACAGTTCCAATCTAGGAAAGATAAGCCACACCTTTCCATTTCTGAAAGCATAATGTTACAGTCAAAACTATCTGTGTTGAATCCTGAAATATCTGAGTCTTTGAACCATTCTCTCATAGCCGTAGCCATTTGTTTAAATGTAGGAGCTTTTGCAACCATTTCATTTGTAATACCATGCACCAAAGTTGCGTCCTCTGGAATCTGTCTTTCTGGGTTAATTAAGTAATTCTTTTCCTCTATTTTACCGTTTGGGTGTCTTTTTATCGCTGCGATTTGGACTACCCTGTCTTCCGATGTATTTACACCTGTAGTTTCAGTATCCATTGTAATTATTGGTCGTGTTATTTTCATATCTTATTTTTTACAAAGGTAATTAATTATTTTATTATCTCCTAATTTTTCGCCAAAAAAGAATTAAAAACAGTTATTCCTCATCTTCTATCACTAAATAATTAACATCTGTTTCTTTTGTCTCTCCGAGTATTGTTTTTACAGTTCCTTGCTTTATAATTTCGTTTGCTGTTTCTATTCCTTTTTCGCGGAAAATAAAGTCTAGTGTAGATTGCATAAAAATTTCTCTCATTTTCGTTCAAATATTGTAGTTAATACTTTCTGAGTGTAGATGTCTATTTCAAATGTTGGTTTTTCTTCTTTCATAATTATTCGAATAATTCAACCAACTCTACTAAATAATTATAAACTTCTGAATATCCCGAAGAATGTCCTTTTTGCCACGCGCAATTCCAAACTTTATCTTGTTTGTCTTTTGGAACTATATTATATAATCCTGCATCATCTTTAAGATAGTCTTCTAAGACTGCATGTAACTCTCTTACTGTTTCGCTTTTTCGGTCAGTTGCTATCTTATGGTTTACAACTTCAGCTTCATATTTCTCTAATTCTTCCGCATATTTTTTAACTTCTATAGATGTTGGATTAGATTTTAGTATTGGTTTTATAGGTCGAGGTATGTAATCAGGTTCTAAGTCTTTAACGTAGTCAATTGCTTCATAAGCTGAAAACTTTTCTAAATCTAATTTTGATGGTATTCTCATATCTTTTTATTTTTTGTTTAAACTCTTTTCGCGCCGAAATAAAACCCAAAACAGAGAAATTCAAATTCTAACTCTCTTGAGTTTAAGTTAATATTAATTGCAGGAATCAAAGCCCAAAATTCTAAGTTTAAGACGATGTTTATTTCTATTTTAATGTCTTTCATAATCCGTTTAGTATTTCTTGTTTAATTTCTTTTTCCCGCGCCTCAATCTTCAACCAATCGGTTGTGTTTTGCGATGTTAAATTGTCTGATTTGGAGGTATAGATTAAATCCTCTAAAAGAGTAATTTGTTCTTTTTTAAACTTAAAGATAACATTGTCTTCTGTACTTTCTCCGTCTTTAGCCCAAATTAATGTAGACTGACAACTTTTAGCTATTTGTTGTAAATTATAAACTAAACTGTTCTGTATTCTTATGATGTCCGTTGCTAACTTTAACTTTGTTTCTAGTACTTTTATTTTATCTTCCATATCACAAATTTACTAATTATTATTTAGTTTTCCTAATTTTTATGCTGTTTTTATTCTTTTTGCGCGAAATAAAAAAAAACTAAACTTTAACAGCCCAACTTGAAGAACTGCCATCATAAACAATTCCTCCCGAAGTATTAACTACTGTTGATTTGTATTGCTCGCTCATTCGTAATCCTTCTATACGCATTGGAGACTTAATCATACCTGTCGCACTTAAAAATAGCGTATTTTTAGGGAATTTTTCTCTTGCTTGCTCTAGTAATGTGTTTGATTTCATAATATTTTCTGTTTTTATTTAATAATTTCTTTTAGTTTCTTAAATATCTCTGTTAAATGTTTTGCGTTTCCATAAGTATTTATAAATGTTCCTTCTATTTTTGTCGCCGTAAATAAAGATTTAACAAAATAACTTTCTGGAAAAAATCTTGATTGACAGGCTTCTAATATATCAGGAAATGTTTCTTCTGTTGTGAATAAACCACAAAGCCAGTCGTTCTTCCTTTTCTTTATTAGGATGTAAGGGTGTTTAAAAACTGAGTGCATTAATACATCTCCAACTTTATATTCGCTAGGTCTTCTTTTTTCGTTTGAAGCAGGGAGAGTATTAAGCCAACTGACTAACTGTTCGTGACTATACTTCTTATCTTTTACTTTTTGTAATATTTCGTCTTTGTTCATTTTTCTTCTGTTTTATTTCTTTTTGCGCCAAATTGTTCTAACTGAAACATAGCTCCCTGACTATCTGCGCCAATGTAAATATCTCCTTTACCTGTTATTAACCAATAACCGTCTTGTTTACTGTAAAGTATTTCAAAATTTTTATCTATTGATTCAGCAAACTTAATTAATGTCTTTACTCTAAAAACTTTCTTTTTCATTTTTTATCCTCCGTATTTTAGCACCCAATACCCCAATAAGATAGTTATTTGAGTGATTAATATCATATATACTATTTTTCCACCATATCTAATATAGGTTTTAAAGTTATATACTCCTGTTACGTTATGATTAAGTTCAAAAAATCTTAAAACGTGTTGGTAAATTACTAATAATAGCCATAAAAATACTTCTTGTATTATCTTTATTTGTTTTTTAATTTCTCATCTTCATCAAATTCTATTAATAATATTTCCGTAAAAGGAATTAACTCTAATTCTATCATAAACTCCCTTACTGTATTATATCTACTCATTGAAGTTGACGGCAGCATAACTGATGTAATTGCTTGTTGGTATTCTCTTCTTAATAATTGTGTTGGTTTCATAATTTTTTAGTTTTATATTACAAATATACAAATAATTCGGCGGAAAAACAAATAAAACAGAGAAATTATACTTTAAAAACAGAAACTTCCCACTCTTCAAACTCATATAAACCACTCTCAAGTAAACAATCTAAATATTTCTGAACTAAATATATCTCATAAGTGTAAAATTCTGTTCCTTGTCTATGATTAAGTTTAGCCACTCTTAGTAAGTTTAAGTTACAATCAACTGCTTTTTTAAGTTTTTTCTGCGACGTTTCTTTTTTAAATGCTTCAATACATTTGTTAAGTGTTGTGTTAAATCTACGCTCTTCTGTTTTGGTTTTGAATTGGTACATAAATTTTCTTCTGTTTTTCTTTTATTCGGCGATTTCTGCCGCCATATACCAATCAGGCACGTAATTAAGATTATTTTCCTTATTAAATTCCCAACAAAATTCATTTGCTTCTTCAAGGGTGTCAAACTCTTTTATTTCATCTAACATGCTTCCCCAACCTCTTGTAAATTCTCTGATTTCTACTTTAGTTTTCATATTTCTTCGTTTTTATCTTTCAAGAATAATTCTATAACATCATAATACTCTATTTCTTCTCCCCAATTAACTCCCTCATAATCCCGCATAAAAATATCTGTCCATTCTTTTGCTAGTTCATACATTGCACCTCTTCCTTGTTCTTCATATCGTTTTAATATAACTGACCAAGCATCATCACCTTTCCAAGCTATTAAATGTTCTGATATAAATTCTACTATGTCGTAATGTACTTCTAAATATTCTTCTAAGTTTTTCATAATTTAAATGTTTAAATATTGTCTAAAATAAATTAAATGACAGTATTTGAATTTCTTATTACTTCCGCAAGTACACTTATCATTTCTTTTTAAGTGTTTATAGTTTGTGTTATAGTCTTCTAAAACTTCTTGACCTATTCTTTTAGCTTTTTCTCTTAATTCTTTTTTATTGTTGTCTATTTCTTTTTGCCCCGCATCACATTCAATAATTTTAGGTTTTTCAAAGTCTTGCATTAAAGCATCAATACCATTGCCTTGCATAAATGCTCCATAGATACCTAAAATATCATCTTGCTTTTGTTTAGAGTAACGTTTTCTTTGTTGTTCAATTAAATCTCTGTCAACTTCGTGTGAAAAATAAGAAGTAAATTTAGTATCACACGTTTGGCAAATATATTCTGAATTATGTATTGTAAAGTCATTACAAGTTTTACAGTAAGTCCTGTGTTTTGGATTAGATGTTGGCATAATATTTATATTTTAAGTTGTTTTTCGCCCGCCAAAAAGAATATAAAACAGTAAAGAAACTGCAAAAACCTTACAACAAACTAACCAAAAGTTATATAAGTTTTTAGGATAGTAGTTGAACAACCAAGTTATTCCTAAACCTAGTGTAGTCCAAAATGTTGCTATGAACATTATTATAAATATAATTGTGGTAAATTGTCTCATAATTAAGCTCTTTTAAATATTACTTTTCCTTCTTTTAATAGGATTTCGGAAAAAGAGGAAACCATATAATCCGTAAATCCCCACACATATTTATAATCTCTTGGAAAGTCCTCTCCATCTTCAAAAACTGCTCCGTGTGCTACTAAAGGTATTTCAGTTAAAACCCCATCAATTGTGTACCAATCGTTACCCGTGTACCTTGAAATTTCTAAAAGCTCTCCTAGTATAGCATCTGTATTAGTAGCTTTTTCAATTATTTCTTTTAATTCTTTTTTTGCGGATTTTCCATCTAATTCAATTAGTAAATTCCCGCCTATTGTTATGTTTAAAGTTATCATAATACTGTACAATTAGTTAAGTTTATCGCTCTTACTCCATGTTCGATAATGAAGTAATCTCTATCTTGTCTTATATCTTTATTTAAAAGTAGCATTCCTTTATCGTAAACTTCCTCGTAATTGTCTGAACTTTTAATTGTTTTATATCTTACTCCACATACAAGTTTAGAGTATAGTGTGAATTTTTTCATAATTTAGTCTATTAAAATTTCTAGTCTGTCTTGTAACTCTTGTAAACAATCTTCTCTTGTTGCAAAATGAATATTCCATTTCCAACTCCATTTATTCAAAGGCTCGTGTTCTGAAAATTCCGCAAAAAACTTTGAAACAGAAAAATCATTATCTATAAACCTCATAGCAATCCAACCATCTAAACAGTGAATATATAAACTACCTAATTTAGTGTTTATTTCTAAACTTAATCTATCTGTTTTTAAGATGCGTTTAAACTCTTTTTCAAATTTTGCTTGTGTCATAATTTAATGTGTTAATCGGTTATTTTCCGTTTTTGCCACGATAAAAAGAAGATTAATAAAGGGATAAACCCAACAGCTAATTTCCATAACTAAAACTGCTATTAATTTCTCTTTGAATACTCTCTAATGATTCCCAATACTCTTGGCTGTCAGGTAATAAGCCTAAATTATAAGCTAATTTGTGATTGTCCTCACAAGTTATTTCAAATCCGTTCTCGTTCTCTTCTACTGTGAATCTTACACCATATTTGTTGTGTAAATACTCTTCTATTTCTTCAATGAATATCATAATTAAATAAGATTAAATTGTTTAGCTTGTGATTCTGTTATGTAAAATATTTCATCAGATTTAGGCTCATACCCTTCTCTTTTAGCCCATTCGCTAACTCCTGTTAACATACAAAAATAACCCCAATCTAATTTTTTGCGCAAAAAAGAATAAGTAAAAGATATTTTATCCTCGACAACTGATTCATTTAGACTATTAATATATTCATTCTCATTATCTGCATTTGTTGAGGGGTTGTGAGCTACTAATTGTCCGTAATGGTTTCCTGCTCTAAATGCTTTTCGTAAATCTTCTTCCGTGTATTTCATAATAACTCCTTTCTAAATTCTAAAATTTCCTCTTTTGTTGCTAATCTCACTTCACTTAAAGAACAATTTCCAAACATATCTGTTCTACAATCTCCGTCAGGGTGTACTTGAATTACAACTCCAATAGGGTTTCCTTCATCTCTATTATTGTGGATTAATATTTCTCCTAATTCAAAGTTAGGGTTTGTCAAATCGTTATAGTATTCAAACAATCTGTATTTATTGTGGTCTGCTACTTTCATAAGTTTTTCGTTTTAATTTGTTTTGCGCAAAAAGATTCTTTAAATAGGAACTGAAATAAAACGTATATAATGACTTGGGTTAATACTTTCTTCATTAAAGGCTTTTTGAAATCCTCCCAAAGAATAAATTATTCCTTGTTCTTCTGCTAAATTCATAAAGTCTTTGTCTTTTATAGGAATTGCATAGCTTGTGTCAATTACATAAACTCTTATTTCAACTTCTTGTGGGATTAATTCGTGGTCTTTGTCCTCTATACTTATGTGCTTATATAGGTTTTCAAATTGCTCTTGTGTTCCTTGTAATGTTATTGTTTTCATAATGTTTTATTTTATTTAGTTTTTATTTCGGCAAAAAAGTTAAATATAAAATATATCTTCAAATTCTTTTACTGTGTTTATACCTACTGATAGTTCTGTAATACTTTCTATCTGTTCTTTTAGTTTTTCCGCCAAAATCCTAAATCGTTTCTTTTGGTTTTTACCCCAACAATTAACTCTAAATATTCTACCGTCTAAAAACTTCACTTCAAATAAAACTGTTTCCATAGTTTCTAATTATTATAGTTTTCTAATTCATTTTTCGTGCAAGTATCAAAGCCATAATATTTGAGAAAAGCGTTAATATGGCTACTTGTAGTTTGTGAAAAATAACCCTCAACTGTCATTTTATTAGTTTCGTGGTTATAATGTGCTACTTTAGTAGTGTAACTATATAAATAGCTCATTCCATCTTCTGTTTCTACTCTACATTTATCGTAGAATGATTTTCTTCCGTTTACTGGATTTAACGTGAAAGTTTTCATAATTTCTTTGTTTTTAAATGTTTTCATATTCTACTAGGTCTAAAGTTTTAAAATACTCATCGAAATCAGGTTCTGTAATCTCTTCAATCTCATCTGTTTCAAAATCCTGCACGTCTTCTGAAAAACATTCTCCTGCAACAAAACTACTTAATAGTAGATTAAATAGCTGTTCTTCTGTTATTGTGTATGTTTTCATAATTACTCTTGATTAAATTCTGCGTTATCTTGACAACCCTCATACCAATAATCAGGACAATCGCTTAAACTCATTTTTTGTCCGCAAAAGCATTCAATACTTTCATCTTCCGTTTCGTGTAAAAGAATACTCCCACAATTACCGCAAGTTACTAAATTAAATCCTGCGCTTTGCATAGCTTCTTGTATTCTAATTTGATTTTCAGCTAATTCTCTATTTGTTTTCATAGTTGAAGCAATTATATTGTTGTTTTTAAAATCTCTCGTTAAACTCTTCTTCGCTTATTTCTTCAACATAATCTACTAAATAAACATCTCCTTTTTCCTCTAAATATGGTGCAACTTTTTCAATATCTACTCCATAATCTTCAAAATCATTCCATTCTTCAGTGTCCATAATTCCTACTGAATAACCCCCTCGTCCATAGTTTACGTGAACATCATAATAATACTTTTTCATAATTTCTATTTTTAAATGTTATTCAAAGATAAGTTAAAACTTCTATATCTTTTAATTAGGATGTTAATTATTTTTTACGTAAGTGCTTTTTGTATTGTTTTTGCCGATTTTCTAGGTTTATAGTTATAACTTCCAAAACTTATAACATTCTTAGAAACTGTTTCGTGCATCTTTTCGGTTGTTTCTTTACAACTTTTTGATAATCTACCTATTAACTGTCTATAAGTTAAGCAACCGTTATTAAACAATTCTAAAGTGTAAGTTGTTGTATGATAATCTTTACTGTCCGTATAACCGTGTTTTTCATTTGGAAAATAAGTTGCTCTTAATTCTTTTGCAACTTTATTAAAAAAATCTTGCGTTGTGTGTATCATAATTTCTAAATGTGTTTATTAATTCTACTGTTTGTTTTTTATTTTTTGGCGCGAAAAAGGTTAAAAAGAATAAAATATTATTCTACTTGACAAAGCCTTAAACCTATATCTGTGTTTACTATAACACACCAAGTACCTCCCTCTACAACGTGTTTTAATTCACTTAAAGGATAATCCCATAATTCTCCTTCAAAATAATCTTGAATTTCTTCTAAAGTAGTTTCTTTATTATAGTGAGGATAACCTACTTTTTTAGCATATTGCTTTAATGTTCTTACTTTCATAATTATATTTTGTTTACGCAATACTACAAAGTGTGTAGTTAATTGCAATTAGAAATTCGGTAAAAAACTAAAAAATAAGTTGTTTATGTAAATCATTATAATTAATACTCTTATCAACAAACTGTTTATCATTATCAAATAGGATATACATATCAACTGCAATAGAATTAAATCTATTATCTGTGTGTTTCTCAATGTAACCGTTTTTAGCGGTTGTTTCTCTTTTAGTTTTAGTACGTGCCATAATTATTTAGTTTTTGTCTTAAATCAACTGTTTTGATGCTCTGTTGTTCTTTTCTTGTTTCAATTCCTTTTTGCCGCGAAATTAAATAAAAAGAACGGTTAAATTTTAGAGTAAACAAAAGTGAGTAAATCAAACAGTTCAATATTCTTTTCGCTTTTATGGTCGCCCACTCGGTAAGAATAATAAACTTCAATATAAGTTCCCCTGTTCTCAAAATTTAATACTTCGTAATCATCGTAAGCACCTGTAAAATTTAAGTAGTCTGTCAATAGTTTATAATAGTCCATAATTTTATATTTGTTAAATTTCAACTGCAAAAGGAATTTCAATATTATAGCTAGTCAATGTATCATAACAGTAAAGATAAAATTCATTTTCTTCATTTGTTAATCCTCTTTCTTGTTCTAATAGTGTAAGAGAATATAAAGCGTTAAGTAAATGTTGCATAATTTTTATATTTTAATTGTTAAAAAGTGGTTTTATATTTATTGCTAAAAGCCTTAAATTCATCTCTTAAAGTTTTGCTCTCTAAAAAAGCTTTTTTCTTAATACAAATAGTGTCATACACTTCTATAATCCAATAATCAATGTATTCAATACTTTTCTTATTCACTACATAAGAGGGAATATTACTTTTGTAATACGGTGTAATAATAGAGAATGTTTTTTGTAGATTTCCATTTTCTCCGTGAGATACTAAACTATTTCTTTTTTCTGTCTTTGATTTTAAAGGCGTAAATACAAAAGCCTTATAACTAATACAAGATTGAATAGAATTTGTTTCTAAAGGATACCAACCACAATCTAAGGGTATTACTTCATTTGTTATTAAATCTTCCAAAAATACCTGCACTCCCCACTTTTCATCTAAACGGCTGGAAATAAATACTTTTAATTTATAAATAGGCTCTAACATAATATTATTTTTTAAAGGTTAAAATCGCGGGAAAAAAGAATAAAAAACAGATTAAAACTGTTTCATAAAAGCATCCCATTCAAAAGGATTAGATAACATATCATTCATATTCTTATTATCGGGGAATAAACGTAAATTTGAAAACATCTGTTTACTTACTGCAAAATCTCTTTGTATTGCGCCAAACTGTGTGATAAAAATACTGTCAAATGTACTGTTATCCATTTTAGTAATTAAATGAAAACCTCCACGTATTTGAACTACTCCTATAACATCGTTTTTAAGGGTATTTAATTCTTGTTGTGCGTTTCTTATTGATTTCATTGTGATTGTTGTTTAAAAGGGTTAAAATTGTAGTAATGGTAAGTAAGGATTAATAAACCTTTGTATCTTATTTAATTCTTCATCTGTTAATGTGTAACGCTCTCCGTAATTCCATCTAAAATGCGCTTTTGGTAGATTTCCTTTATGGCTTAGTTTTTCGTTACCGTCTTTATCTGTCCAATCGTGGTAATCTTCATCGCCTCTTATATTACTTCTTAGCCTTTTAGTTCCGCGCGAAAAAGAATTTAACATAATTAAAACGTCTGCTAAACCGTTACCCTTATCTAACATATTCTCTACTTTTTTAATCAAAGAGTATTGAGTTTCTGTTAAGTTTAAAACCTCCGCAAAAGAACTGCATTCTCTATAACTCTTATCTTCATTTTGAATTAACTGCTTACGTCCTTTATCAAAACCGCTATATTCAATATGATGACCATTTTTAAGATAAATATAATTCCAATTTCTTTGGCTTATACTTTTATTTTCGGGCGAAAAAACTAAAAACAAATCAAAAAGAAATTCTAGTTTCAATTTAGAAGGATTAATAAGTCCTATATACTTTTCCATAACTTTATATTTTTAGTGCCTTAAAACGGCTATTATTAATGTTAAATTGAATTGTAATGTATTTTGTTAGAATGATTATTAAATCGCCGTAAAAAAGATTGAAAACAAAGGAATTTAGAACAGAAGAAACTATAAGACATAAGTAACTCTATTCTCCAATATCTCACATATAAGACCCTCTTCGCTTTTTAAAGTAAGTAGAACACCTGTAACAAAATTTCTACGGTTAATTACTTCCACTGTCTTACCTATCCAATGGCTTAATCCATCATTTAAAGGGACGCTGTTTACTATTACTTTTTCTATTGCTTCCACGTGTATGTATTTTAAATTATCGTGCTTTAAATCGTTTATAAATATGCTTAATTAGTGTGTTAAGGTTGTTTTGTTTGATTATATAATCCCGCGCAAAAGAAAACAGAACGGAAAATTTAAACCTCTTCAACAATACAGTCTTTAAAAAATACCTTATCATTCTCTATAAGACTTAAAAGATACTCTTTATCATTAGAGTATTCAGGATTCCAATTATTAGGGTAAAACCTATTTTCACTTTCATCGTAATTATAATCTGTTACACTGTTTAAAATGTAATATTGTTTTGTTGCTTCCATACGTTAATATTAGTTAAATGTTTTAATTAGTAGTTTGATTAAGTGAAAATTGGCAAAAATAGACAAGCAAAACATATAATTTAGACAAGCCTAAAAATATTGTTAGGGGTGTCCTAACCTTTATTTACCTGTGTCTAAACTTTGTAAATGCTTATTCTCATTGGGATTGTTACCAATTAGCTTCTTTCATTTGCTTTAAGACTTCTATACAATTCTTTTTAATCTCTCTTAATTTGTTTTGTACGTCTTTACGTTGTTGTTTGTCTTTTATGAATACCATACCTCCAATTATTAACTGTTGTACGTACTCGTTTACTTGTTTATCGTATGTTTCCATAATCTTTTTACTGTTTTTAATTTCTTTTTGCGGATTTTATGACCTGTTTTGCCTATCAAAACTCGTGTTTATTACTCCCAAAGTTATTTTTACCACCTCTTTGACTCTTTATAAGTACTTTTTGTGGGTTATAAATTAAATATTTACCAGTTTCCCACCATTTTAAAGATTGATTTCTGTAAATTGTGCTTACACTCTTATCAATTAGGCTTGAAACGGTTGTTTTTTCTTTAATTACATAACTTTCTTGGGTTGATTTATCAATTATTATATACATTTTGACTTGTTTTGGTTATCAATAAAAAGCAAATGTAGTATATTTATTTGAATTAACCTAATTTATTTTACTGTTTCTTTTTGTTTTGCCAAATTTTCATTATACCATTTAATAAACTCTAAACAAGATTTATAGACTGCTTCTTTTTTATTTAGATTTAGTCTTTCCCCGTCTATTCTTATACAATCTATACATCTTTTAGGAAAGTGTAAAAAAATATCGTTATCGCATATATGTAAATGACCTTCTACACTTTCAATCTTTTCTACTACTTCCATTAACCAATTCCAATTTTTATGAAATTCTAAATCTTTATCAATTACTTTATAATTTTTACCATCGTTTGAAGGAATTTCAAATATTAAATAATCGCCTTTTGTTTCTGATTTATAACCTAAAAATTCCGCTATAATCTTATTGTTTTCTGTTTTCATCTTAATAAATTTTTCTGTTTTTACTCTTTTTTCCCGCCCCTAAATAAACATCACTTTCAGGCTTGGTCTTTGCCAGTTCGTCTATTAACTGTTGTCTTATGTAAGTTGCTAGAACTCCATATTGATTTAAAGCAAAGTCTTTTGCTTCTTGTTCTGTTACTTTTTTATTTAGTATGTTTGTTACTGTTGTGATTAAACTGTTTTTCATTTTCTTTTGCGGGAATTAAATGGCTTTTAAAAATCTGTTATCGATGTTTGTCTTTACATTTATTATCTGTTTACCTTTGAAACATTTAATTTCTGTTAGTATGTTGTGTTTTAATTCTTTTGCGCCCGAAATATGGTTTGATACTCTTACTATCTTGGTTCGTTGAGGTGCATTTACAAGCCGTTTAAAGAACTGTTTTACATTTACAATAGTCCTGCCTATCTTATTAACTTTAATAGTGTTTAACTCAAAGTTAATACTGCTGTCTTTTATTTTACAATGTTTATCTGTTTTCATTTTGTTTGCGGTTTTTAGTTTCTGTCTTTTAGTTTAATATATTTTGAACTCACATTATCCCAATTCAAAGCAAATGTACAACAATTAACTACAACTGTCTTTTGGTTAAATTTTGGCTGTCTTATACTACTTGAGTATATTGCTTTCACTTTGCCCTCACTATCCTTTAAAATAGTTGTTTGAGAATAACTACTTTGCCATTCTCGGTAAACTGTTAAGACTAACATTCTATTTCACGTATTAGAATAGATAATTCGGGGTTAATATTCCCTTGAAAATCTTTATCAAAACAACGTCCACCACCTACACAGTTAAAAATATAGGCTTCATCTTCATTAAGGTTTAATTCTTCCCTTAAATAATCCCACAATTCCGCATAAGACAAATCAAAAAACAGTTCTTTTAAAGCGTCCTCACTTGCATCTGCTCCCCTTATCATATCACTAGACAACTCTCCAAAATTATCAGCCATATAACAAAGCAATTCTTCTTTGTCATCTAAATAAGGTTCAATAGTTTCATCAAACTGCTCCCTACTTATTGGCTCAAACTTACTACCTGTAGCACCTTTAAAGCCATCTTCATAAGTAAATATGCCATCTAGTACAGTAATTTCTTTTGTTTCTTCATCGAAATTAACTATCTTGTTGTATTTTGTTTCAGTTCTCATAATATTATTTTATTAAATGGTTTGGAATGCAGTATTTATTTGCTTGTTTTTCTGTTATTTCACCCGACTTTTGCAAATGGTCAACATAATTATTATATGCTTCACAACGTGCAGGAATATCTTTTATCCCGTCCTGCTCGTACTGTTGTTTAATTTCGGGCAAAAGAAAAGTAATAAAAGAACTATCTACTTGGGACTTGTTTAATGTTTTCATAACTGTAATTTTTATTTGTTAATTTATTTTTCGCGCAAAAAAGACTATAAAACAGTTAATTTAAAACTGTAAAAAAGTTTAAGTAAGTGTGTTTATAAAATATCTCTATCTTATCGGTATGTAAGTTTTTAAGTCTTACATGAATAATATTTGTAAACTGTGGCATAAATTCGTTTACATATTCAAATTGTCTTTGACTGGTATTGTGTAATAGTTTCATAAGACTATAAGTTTAATTTATTAACAACATACTCTATATCTAAGTGGTGTATAACTCTATAATCTTTTAGCCTGTTATCATTTATATATAAATCTAAATGCTTGCCTTTGAAATAATATTTAATTTCATTTTTGTCTAATAATTGTATTAATTCTTTCATAATTTCTTAATTTAAAACCGTTAATAAATCTATATTATAAATCTGTTTAGCTTGTTTAATAAGTTCACACAAAGAAAATGCAAACAAATTAAAATTATTACCTCTTAACTCGAAGTAACAACCGTTTTTAAATACTTGTATCATACTCGCCTAATTTATATCTATTCAACATATTTATAATACCCTCATTAACTTTAAATTTATCCCCTTTTAAACCAAAGTATTTCTTAACTATATTGATTTTAAAGTTTCTATTCGGTGTAATTCCTACGCAATATAAGTGCATATCTCGTTTAGTAGTTACTAAGTTGTAATAAGCTAAATTACTATTGTTACCTTGAATATTCATAGGCTTTTTTAAATCTATTTCAAACTGTGTCATAATAATAAGTATTAAAGATTAATATTGTTTAGTTTGTTATTTCGCGAAAATTAAAGGACAAAAATATAATCTTTACCTTGATGCACATTATATATTGAGTCAAATTTTTTAGTTTTATCTAATTTGTTATAATTATCTAAAGTAAACAAATGTACTTCACAATTATTGATTAAATTAGTTATTTTACTATCTAATTTTAGTTTGTCAATACCATTAATAAATGATTCTAAAGTACTGGAATAACTGAATAGTATATGTAGTTCGTTATTGTCTTTAAAGTAGTTTAAAAAAGCATTATCAACCCCGTAATAATCTACAATCATATTATATAATTCTTGACTGTTTAAGATTGATTTTTGCCAACGTGTTGGGCTTTCGCCTCTTACTTTATAGACTAATAAAAAACCACCGCCATAAAGATTATAAATTTTGTGCTTGTTTGATATTAAGTTCATAACTATATTATTTTAAAGGTTAATATTGTTTTCTGTTTTTATTTGTTTTGCCCGAAATTTAATGATTATACACTAAATTGTTACTCTCACAGAACTTAATTACTTTATCTTTTAAAGGTTGTTCTATGTGAGAAGCATTTAAAAAATGTGAAACTGCTTGAATACCTCCACCGCTTTCAATTTCCGCTACATTGTTTATGTGATTTTTTGGCGTTCCTAAACTCCCCATTTTACCACTAACTAAAGTATATCTTTCGTTTGTACTCTTTGAAATTCCTAATCTAATATTGATACTTTCCATAATAATATAATTTAAAGGTTAATATTTAGTGCCGTTTGTTAAACGAATAACAATAAATAAAATCGGGCGAAAAAAGAATTGAAACAAAACTTTTAAAACCCATCTTAAACGGCTAATATTTTTAAGACTGTTCAAAGGATTACGCTTTAAGTAGTCAACTCATTCATTTAGTTAGTTAAGTTATTTATGATACTGCTATTCGACAAAGGTAACAAACCCACAAGCCTTTTAAATCAGTTCTTTCTCGCACCCTTCAATCGCCCTACGGCTTTATGTGATACTCAACTGATAACCTCAATATTTCAAATAACTTTCATTCTTATTACTTATACAAATGTCCGAATAAAATAATTAAAATAAAAGTTGCATAGTAAAAAACATTTTCGTATATGCTTATTTTAATCAGATTATAAAAGAACTTGTAACAATTGTTAGATTGTAATACTCTGCCCTAACAACTATACAAAGGAACGGTAAAGAAATATATAAAACAAGTAAAATAAATTAGGATATTAAATAATAAAGTTGTATTACGTGCGCACGTTCCTATTACATGCCACAAAAAAGATAAAAACAGAAAACGCAATTAAATTAATAATATTAAATACTACACAAAATGCCCGAAAAAAGAAATAAGACAGAAGTAAATATAAATACACACTTTTAAAATACTCGATAGATAAGTAGATAGATAAGTACAAAAGACTAAAATAAAACTTCAAAAAATAGTTTTGAAAAAATGCGTTTTAAGGAGAAACAAACCAAAAGTGATACAACACCCCCGAGTACCCCAAAAAGACGTTAACTCGCTGGGAGTCAAATGATTAGGTGGTAAAAGAGGGGGGTCTGTAAAATAAAAAACCCTCCAAAAACAAGGAGGGGGGGTTAAATAAGAAGTACTTACTCTAAAAAGTGAACCACGTTTTATAATTTCTCACACTTGCAATAGTTTTAATATCGCAGTTAAATATTTTTGCTAGTTTTTCATTAGACGTATTTTCATATTTTCCAAACCTTATTTCATTAACTATATCCCATGACATTACATTTCGTCTCATATTTCTATTATTTTCTGCGTGAGATAATAATCTACAATTATCAACCGAATAGTTTCCATCATTGTTTTCTCTATCAATCTGCAACTTACAATCAATAGTATATCCTTCACTTACCATCCACTCACAAAATTTATCAAGTGTATCAAAAGATTCTTCTATTCTTATACCTCGACCTCCATAATTTTTATAGTCTTTAGAGTTAGGGTTGTTACATCTATCTTTCATTCCTCCATAAACTCCCGAGATTCTATTTCTAAGAGCTCTATCTTCCTCAGATACTTTATTTCTCTTTTCTTCATATGCACACTTAGTACACTGTTTAGATTGACTTACATTATCTAACACAGATTCTTTGATATAGCCACATTTGCATTGAGCTCTTACAGTTCTTATTATTTCTCTGTTCTCATTTCTTTTTGCGGAAACTTGTTCGATAATTTTCCAATTATGTAGTTCTCGTTGGTTCATCTGTTCTAAACTCATTTCAGGAATAGGGCTGTCAACTGAGACATTATGATATCCTGTTTTATGTTCAATCATACAGCCACAACTCTTACTACTTCCTGTTCTAAGAGAGGAAAGCATTAAATCTTTTTCTACTCCACAAACACATTTAGCTAAAACTTTTCTCATCTTACTTCCGTCTGAAGATGTATAAGGCTCTACTTCAGATATAATAGTCCAATGATTATAAACATTTTCTTTTTCTATGTCAACTATCTTACTCGTATTTAAGCACCCACAGGATTTGATTTTACCCTTTTTTATAGATTTATAACCTATCTCTTTTTCATTCCCACATTCACACAGAACTTTAACCATTTTATAGTAAGTTCCCCCTAATTTTTTACTAGGTAAGTTTTCAATGATAGTAAGTTTATTGTAGATTTCTCCAATAACATCCTTCACTCTAGGATTTAATTTTTTAATTTCGCCCATAATCTATTTATTTTATAATATAAAAGCCCCAACGTTCACCTGTGCGGAGGTTACTAGCTAGAGCTGTCTTTTTGATGTTTTGTCTGTGTTGTTGCGCCTAATCGCTTTTCTTTAACTTAATACCGCACGTCTTAAATTAAAGTGTAAATATACGACTTTTATTAATAGCTTCCAAATTAATTCTATTGGTTGTGATTTATTTTTCCCGCCGACTTGGTTTAAAGAATACCCTACACTATGTAGAGGACATTGTTTTTAAGCCTTGTAATGAATTATTTAGTAAAAGTGATAGTTGTATATACCTGAAGTAATTATCGTGGCTTAAATAGTTTATTTTAAGTTACTAGCAATCTTCTGAAAGTGATGTGATAAAATATAACTTTGCCTAGAATACACAATCTTAATATTTTCACAGGCTTATTAGTGGAGAAGTTTATCTTATTTATAATTCTTATGTTAAATATACTATTCATTTTATGTCTAATACTGAGGGTTATTATTATTCATAATTGTCACTTGTAATTGATTCACCATATTTCTTGAGATGTTTTCAAAGTAAGTGTTTATTGCTAATGGTATTGCACTTTTAATTAAATCTTCTGTTTTATTTTTTATTGCGCCGTTTTCATCAATCATTTGACCGCTGAAATAATCTTTAATAGTTTCTTCTTTTAATTTGTCGGCGACCATCCCTACCATAACTTGATATACTATGGAACGAATTGGACTCATATTTTCAGAAACAGATAGTTCTGTATAATGCCCTCTGCTGTAATCGTGTTTGCGCTCAACTTTAAAAAAGCATTTTGTGTCCTCGTCAAAAAAGCTGTCTATTTCTTTCTTTACAATTTCATCTAACTCTTCATCTGTTAGAAGATTTACAAACTGTTCTTTAATTCTCTCTGTTAATTTTTCTGTTATGTTCATTTTATAATTCGTTATATAGTTTACTTAATTCTTCTTGTTTTTTGGCTATCAGTTTTTTCTTCTGTTTATATTCTTTTTGCCGATTTTTAAATTCTTGTATTTCTTCAGAGGTGGCAAAACGGAAAGAGCGTGTTGATTTCTCTTCTAAAGCTGTGAAGTGATTCCATTCTCCTTTGTAAGTCTCTAAACTCCAACAATTATAACTCTCCTTATATTTATGCACTTTAAAAACACCCTCTTCACCACACTGATTTATATAATACTCACACCAACGCTTTCCTTTCACAGGTTCTTCTCTGCTTATCTTATAAACAAAATCCCCTGCTTTTACTTTACTTAAATCAATTGGCTCTATGCTATCATACAATTCTTTAGCTTTTGAATAGTCTTGTATTTTATAAGGTTTTTCTTTGCGGGCTTTTTTAATTACAGAAGCTGCTAGATTACGTATTAAGCATCCTTTAGTTTTATAAGCTGTTTTAGTTATTTTCAACATATTTTCTATGTTTAGGTCTTTATTTACCTTTTGTTTTTTATTTTCCCGCCAAAGAAAAATAAAATTTCTAATTCTTGTTGTCAGGTTCATAATTTATTATTCTTTTTAGTATTTCTTGCCTTTCTTTATCAAACTCTTCTTTTTCAATTTTTCTTCCCGCCTCACCTAAATAAAACTGTTTAAATTCATATGGTGGATTTTCAGAAGTACACTCATCTTCATAGATTTTTATAGAGTAGTTATTTCCAAAATTATTCAATGTTTCCATTTTATATTTTGTATAGCCGTCTTCATCAGTTTCTTCTATTATCATCTTATAGCTCCTCAACTGTATGTCAAAATAATAAATTCCTGCTTTTACTTCAATTTCTTCTGTTACTACTTCTTTAGTTTTTGTTATTTTCATGCGCTCTGCTTTACAAGGTTTCCGTTACTATTACCATAATGTTTTTATCTGCTATGTTCTTTTCTCCCCAACTTCTTAACTTTTTCTCCGCCAAATCTTTATCTTCAGCTTGAATTAGTTTATGCACTTCAAACCATACAGTGTTAGGTCTGTATTTTATTAATCCTAAATAGTATTTATTTTGCATAATATCCTTTTAATTGTTTTACTCTTTGTTCTATATGTTCTGTTATCCAATTATATTCTTGTTTTTCAACCTTCTTTCCGCCATATTCATAATAATGTTTCAACGGTAAGTTTATTGATTCAGCAACCCACTTAGGTTTTGTTTTCAGTTTTAAATCAATAGCTTTACAAATACAATTTTTAAATTCTTCATCTGATAACTGTTGTAACTTTTCACTTTCTTTCCCTAACTTTTTCGCCGAAAATCCATGAAGCTCTCTAAGTTTATCATTTAAAGTTGTAAGCCAATACCAATAACCTTCAACAGAATTAAACCATCCATGTTCTGTTTGAATCGGTGCGTAAGAAAAATTAGACATCCATTTTCCTATTTCTGTTTTGCCTTTAGAGTAAATGTTTATGTGATGAATTCCGTCTATATCCTCTTCCATTAGTTTACTTCGTTTTTGCGCAAAAAGGTTAAGAACAGAAAGTTTCTAAATCAACAGCATTAAGTATAGAGTCTTTATCAACAATTGCTCTAGCTACTTGTCCTGGTGTAAAATGTATTGATGCTTTAGCTTTTTCCACCACTATCTCTAATAACTCTTTGCACTTTAATTTAGCATATTCTTGCATAAGCTCTACAGATTCTTCGTCAACGTATCCAAACTTCTCCTCAAATGTTTCTTTTACTGTCATAATTATACCGCTTTAAAAATTTGTAAAATCGTATGTACATTCATATGTTCACTATCTAAAATATAAACTCCTTTCTCATTGTCCCACTTCATAGATAGTTGACCAAACCCTTTATTTTCATCTTCCCATTCTATTAGAAGATTATCGTTGTCTTTATTTATTATTTGTGCTGTCATTTTATTTCAGTTTCTTTTCTTCGCCAAAATCTATCAGCACCGTTCCAACACTTGAATATAACCCAACTTTACGAGTTGTTTCTCCATTTTTGTCTATTAAATAAGCTATAGAACCACAACAAGGAGTGCTTCCCCACCAATTATCATACTGTTGTTTACATACGTTGCATTCTACTGTAAATTTTTCTTTATTTTCCATATTGCTCTAATGCTTCCTTAAATTCTTTTTCCGCCCACTCCATTCTCTGTTTTAATTCTTCTAAATGTTTTTTCTCGGCTTCTTCTTTTTCGGCGGGAGATAAAACAAACTTGGCGAGAGATATATTTATTGGATGATTATCTAAACACCAAGTATACCACATAAATAGCTGATGCTTTGTTACATTATGTTTGTAACAATCTAAAACATCACTGAAACTGAAAAAATAATCAGCAAATTCAAATACTCCACCAACCTCGTCAGCTACCCAACTAAAATCTGCTTCTTCGTCATCAGGAATCTCAAAATATTCTCGAATAAAAATATCTGTTATATCTTCTGTGAGTAATTTCCATTTATTTATCTGCCTCATTTGTGTTTATTTTTTAGATATTCAACAACTTTATTCACATTACTGCTATAAGGTTGGAATGGATTCATCATTGATGTCCATATTTGAAATGCTGTTTGGAATTCCTTTAAATCTATTTTTGAATCTTTTTCTTCGCGAAAATATTCATACAATAAAACTGTCGGTGTATGTCCACTTCTTGCTTCTATTTCTTTAAATCGCTCGTTTGTCATACTCTGTTTCTATAATGTTTAAAAGGATTGTTATTATTTCTTTTGGCGAAAAATGTACCTTATTTTCTAAATCGTCTGCTATTCTATCTATTGTGTCCATATACTTATTGTATATTTCTTCTTTTTGTTCAGGCGTGAATCTCATTTCTTTACTAACTTATGGTTTTCCCACTTAAATTCTCCTATAACTTCACCCTTTTTAATAGTGTTTTTCTTTGCAATATTTAAAAAATCAGATAAATAAATTTCCAAAGTAAATCCTTCAGGATGTATAACGGTAGCCCAATTTTGGCTCATTCCAAATCTCCATTTCTCTAACTTCCATCCTTTTCTAAAAGTTTCTTCAAATACATAAGTTGGTAGTTCTTCTGTTGGTTGGTAACGATTAACTCCCCACTCTTTAAAAGCTTTTGGAACTGAACCGTCTTTATTAAACTTTGTTAAAAATCCTGTTTCACTTGTATACTTATCAGCAGGTCTAATTTTAAGTAAATATTGACCATCTTCTAATTTAATTCCTTCTTTATATAACTTCATCATTTAGCCACACTATAACCCACAAAAGCACCGATGGCTACTCCCACAGGAATTAATATTTTATTTAAGAAACTTTTTGTTTTTAATTTCTTATTCTGCTTCTCTAGGTTTTTTATATTTTCTTCTGCGGATTTTTGCAGTTCTTTATCTGCCTCAATTGTTTTTTCGGCGGAAAAAATTAAAACAGACAAATCTTCTTTATCTTTATTCAAATTAACAATCTCAACATCCTTATTCTTTAACTGCTCATCTTTTAAAGGGATAATCTCTTCACATTTAAATCCTTCCTCTAAGTTGGTGATTATCGCCGTAGAAGTAGTAAGTCCTAAACCAACCTTATCTTCAACAACAGCATTTTCATCTGTTTTATATTGTGTATTATAATAAGCAACAGAAGAAGTTAAATCATTTGGTACTTTTACAACTCGTTTTTTAATTCCGTCGATTTTATCTTGTAGAGTTCTATCTCTAAGTCTTAACCTTTTATTTTCTTCTTCGCGCGATGTAATGGCTTTAGTTAGAGAATCTTTCTCTTTCTTTCTAAACTGTTCTAATAAAATTACATTCTCTTTCTGAGCTTTATATTGCTGTTTTAAAATAGTGTATTCTCCTTGTAGTTCTTGAAGCTTATTATTATTCCAATTGTAGAATATTATGAATGCAATAGCTAATAAAGCTATAATTATTTGATGTTTGTAAGCTTTCGCCTGTTGTTTTACTTTTTCCATTTTTATTTGTTTTTATGTTATTTCTATCTTTGTTCCATATTTACTAATTGCAAATTTTATTAAGTCTTGGTTCTCTGTATCAATAACTTCTTCTAAATCCACAGGTTTTTTATTTTTATCCCATCTATCTTTATATAAATATATTTTACTATCGTCCATATTACAGTAAAAATAATTTTTTGGTAACCCTGTCTTTTTAGATAAGATTTCCCATAATTTTGGGAGATATTTTTCCATTATTTATTACAATATTTACAATTATCCTTTTCTTTTACGTTTTGATGTATGCTCTTATTCTCGTTACAATACCATCGATTTTCATAAGGTATAAATCCTTTCTTTACATCATAATATCCAGGATTCCAATCTTTATCTTCCATATCAGTTATGTTCTATCGTTCCTAGTATCGGCACATAAGCATTACCTACTACCATTCCTTGTTTTTCTAACCTATTTTCACTTTTTGGCGGCGAAAAAGGTAAAGAAACAGAAAATTTATAATCCTTAAAAAACTCTATCAAATCTCTTAATTCTTGAATATTAGCATCACCACTTAGTAGCTCTATTGTTTTTGTTTCTCTATTGATTGTATATTGTATCATTATATTTAACGTTTAAAATTAATAATATCTCACCTTTAACTTCATACCAATATTTTAGATTAGGATTTAATTCTCCTCTTCCATCTCCTAAATAAGTATCAATATAATCCCACTGTTCTATAATTTCATCTACTGCCACTATAGCATTATTAATAGAATCTTGATAAGTGTCTCCACTCATTTTATCTATTAGCTGTTTAGCTTTATCTATTGTTTTCATATTATTTCATTTTTATACTTTCTAAATAATGTGTTCTCCATTTAACATCTGCTTCTACAGACTTTATTATCTCAGGAACTACATAATCTATTTCTTCTTGTGTTAGTTTTCTGCCTTTGTCAGGATAACCTAAAAACCATTCTCCTTTCGTCTCAGAACGTATTCTACCATCAAGACAAACTTCAGCGTCTTTCATTTTAAAATAAGCGCAGAACCATCTGTTTCTAAAACTTTTTGTACCGCCGTCTCTATAACTGTCGTATTTAGTCATATTTTGTTATTTTATTTTCCGCGCAAATTAAAGGTGTAAAGCCAAGAATAACAACAGAAATTTTACATCACAAAGATAGTAATAAGTTTTCACACTACCAAACAAAACAGAAATTATTTTAAAATAAAGTGTTAGCACACAAAAAAGGCGGAAACTTACATCCCCGCCAAAAAAAATAAATAACTATGAAAAACTAAACTGTCCTTAAAATCTGTTCTCTATAAATATAACTCTCTCCTGTATACTTACACACATAATTACACTCATATTTAATTAAAACTTTGTCCCCAACATCGTAACCTTCTTTATCAGCTTTTTCGCCGAATTGTACTATCTTAACAACTCCTTTAAAAACCCCTACTTCAGCCATAGCATTTTCCTTAACTAGTTGTGGCTCAACTAATATTAATTCTCCTTCTATTTTAAAACTCATAATCTTCGTCTATTACATCTAAATTGTTTGTAAAACTTTGCTCCATTTCATAAATCTTTTCAAACTCGTGTTTATCCTCAATCCACTCTCCACTCATTTCTGGGTACATCTCTAAAAGTATTCCACTTTTGAGTAACATATTATATTGTTTGCGCATTGTCATAACTCTTATTTACTAGGATTCTATATAATTCATCGTATTCTTTAACTCCGACCTCACTAAGTGGGCAATTAATTTGAACTCTAACTCTGTCTGTATCTTTACCGTTTTTAATAATAGCTTTAAAGAATAACTTGTCTTGCACCGATTCAAAAGCTAAGAAAGTGCAATTTGGAATAAGCTTTTTCAACTCATTTAAATATTTACTCATTGACAACTTCTAATTTAGATTTATTAGCTTCTTCTTGTTCGGCAATTAAAGTTTCAAAACTAATAGCCTTACCTTGCTCAATACCTTGCTCTTGCATATTAAACAATACTTTTCTAGCTTCAATAACTGCTGGACTAATATCTCCGACAAAAGCTTCTGTTATGTTATTTGCACTCATAAAAGCCAGTGGGTCAAAAACTTTAGATAATTCGCCACTTTCAAACTGTTCTTTAGTTGGATTAGGTACGAATTCTCCAGCTTTATCGTAATATCTGTAACGTAATGGTCTGACTAATTTAATATTATTTTCAAACATTTCTTCTGCACTGCCAACTAACATTGCAAATTCTTTTCCTGTAAGTTTAATAGTTATTTCATCATCAGCTCTAAAGCCTGAGTTTAGTGGTGTAAGTTCTTCTTGCATTTATTTTATTGTTAAGTTAAACACCTCACACTCAAAAGAGGAACTTGGAGTCCGCTCTCCCCTAGGAAATGCCCAGAGCTTGTGTGAGGTGTTGTTGGTTTAGTTATAAATTTCTATTTGTAATTGTTTAATGTAATTTTCGTGCTTCTCTTTGGTATCTAAAGGTATTCCGTCCAATGTGTTATAAATAAAATTGACCGTATCATATTCTAATTTTCTGTGTAATGTGTTATGGTCTTTTTCAGTTAATTCAATCACATCTTTGGTGTAGTCTAAATTATAATTCCAATGGTGAAGTTGATTACCTTTTACGCTAGCTTTTAATTCAGTACACTTATTTCTAGCAATTATTTTCTCAGGATATTTATTTTTATATCTTTCCTGAATCAGTTTTTTATTCTCAGGAGTTGGTTTATGTACATCTTTATAACCTAATCTGTGATATTTATTTCTATGACGCTCTCGTTCTTTTTCAATTCCTTCAGGCGTAGATAATTTAATTAACTCCCTCGCTCTGACATTTGCTTTTACGCATTCTTTGCATTTTGAGGGAGTTGTCTCATAAAAATCCTCACTTATATCCTTTTCTAAAAAACATTGGTTACAAGCCTTATGTCCCATTTTTAAAAAGGTAGTGAATCAGGCTCATTTTCCTTACCAATAGGCTCAGTCAATTCTACTTTTCCTTTTACAGGAGCTTCTTGTGGTTTTGGTGCGGGAGTTTGAGTAGGAATGTTGTTAAAAATAGCAGAGAATTCTTCATACAAGAAGTCAACTCTTCTAACTCTACTTGTTACCATTTCACCTTCGGCATTTTGAACTCTTTCTGTTTTTGGTAGTTCTTTGCCGTTTACCGTGTAATTATTATCTTTATTGTATTTTTGTCCAATCTTTTTTCCGCCAACTTGGATAGAAACTCCTTGATTATAGAATTTAAAATCTTTACCTTGGTCGTCTTTAGATTCTGAAGGAATAGCATACGGAAAGAAGTAAACACTGTCACTAGGCTTTGTTAAAATCAATCTCCCTAATAAATTTTCTGTGTACTTTCCATAATATTTACATTGTAGTGTACTCGCGTCTCCATCTGTATCAATAATCTCTAATACAAAATTAGTTCCCTTATCTGTCTTTACTTTATCAAATCCTACAATGTTACCTGTAATACTATCATTAAAAACTGTGTAAGGTCTTTCACCTGTGCCTTTATTTACATATTTATTACGTAAATCAATTTGCTCAACCTTATCCATTTTAGATTTTAAATCTGTTTCTTTGATTTCTTCAAAACCTGCTGGAATTTCTTTTTGTTTGGAAGATAATTTCCCATAAGAAAAATTATAATAGTTTTTTCTACCGCTTCCTGTGTTCTCTGCATTTGATGCTGCCATTTGTTCTCTGTTTTTGTTTATATTAATTGTTATTTTTATGATTCAACTTAGCTTGCTTTTTCTCATCTTTTGTAAAATAAGATTGGGCTTTTACTAAATAGTTTGTTTTATCTTCATTGAAGAAGAAGTTTCTAACTATTTTTGAACCGTCCTTTTTTCTTTCTATTTCGTGCGATACTAGTGTTTCCATTTTTATTTATTTAGTTGTTTAATTTATTCTTCAAATATACAAATTATATTTTGTAATTCCTAATTTTTCTTCTGTTTTTATTTTGTTTTCGGCGATTTTTTAAATTTATTTTTAATTCGGCGGAAAAAGAGTGAAACAGAATCTCTTAATTTCTCAAACCAAGTCCTAGTTAAAAAGTCGAGATAAAAATCAATCTCTTCCGAAGTTTCTAACACTGTAATAGTTAGACCGTCTTGTAAAAATATTGTAGTGAATTCATCATCTGTTACCATCACTTTTATTTGGTCTTCATACACAACTATATCAGAAGTAACTTGTTCAAAATCTTCATCTTCTAATTCTACGCCATACTCTAGTTTCTTTAACTTTTGTACTAAAGAATCAGGTAATGGTATTCCTAAATCTTGATACTGTTCTTCTGTAAGCCCATTATCGCAAGTTGGTACTTGATAAGAGTCTTCTTTTTCTAATTTCTTTTCGGCGGCTTCTGTTACTACTTCGGCAATTCCCGTTAATGATAGTCTTATTCTTTTCATACTTCTTATTTCTATTCTACAAATATAATACTTTATTTTGACACTTCCAAATTTATTTTAAGTTATTTTTTAGTTGGTAGTTAATCATCATAGCATTATTTGAAATCGCTTCTAAATGTCCAAATTCTCTCCCATCATCTTCAAACTCTCCTTGCATAACTGCTATAATATGTCGCCACATAGCTTGTTTTAAATTTTCAATACCTTTAGGAGTCATAGGTTTTTGCCAGTTCCACATTTCATATTTAGAATTATCTTTATTAGATTGCATTCTTTCTGCCATCTGTTTTATAAATTCAAAGTCTAGTTCGTAGAATAGTTTTCCTTCTGTTTCTTTTTTTGCTTCTTTTTTATTTGCTTTTTCGCCGATTTTTTGATTATCGCAGTATATATTCTTTCCTCTTTTAGGTATAAATCCAAATCCTGGGACAAAATTATTTTTTTCAACAGACGAGGATTCCTGTATCTTCCTATTCCAATCTTCAATTACTTTCTGTTCTCTTTCTTCTTTAGTACTATTAATAAAATCTATCCAGTTCAGTAACTCACTATCTTCATCGAAAGGAAATTCTACTCCCCCTACTCTTCCTCCGTTTTGTTCTTGATGTTTGTTTACTTCTTCTAACAGTTCTTGTATTTTATCTTTTTTTGGCGGAAAATTTATCTGATATAACCCTCTAATATTCCTAAAGATAGTCACTTCTTCTCCATATTTCTTTCTTAAATACTTTTCGCTGTTACATTCCACAAAACTGTTTTTTGATTCATTTGCTAAATCTATTATCATTTGTGCCTTATCTGCTTTTTTCGCGGAAATTGGACTATCTTCTAAATTACTGTAAGTGCCTTGTGACGATTGTTTTTTACAACCTATACTTGTAATACCCATTTTCCTTAAAGCTTCTAGTTTAAACTTTTCTGCTATTTCCATTCTTTCTTTTATCGGCGAAAGATAATGAACATCTAAACCAGTTATAGAAACAGTAGTATTATAATCTACTAATTTCTCAATCTCTTCTCTTGTCTTAATTTCTCCATCAAAGAAGAATTTAAAATCTTGTCCTGTAAATATCATATTATTTATTTTGTTAATAGTAAAATCCGTATTCTATTCTATCTAAACAGCTTTTAACTTGTTTTAAACCTTCTTCTGTTTCTAACATTTCTTTTGGCGGAAATTCTAAATAGCCGTTCTTCTTTTCAAGCCATATTTCAAACTTATCCATTTCATTATTGAAAACCATTAAACCGTATTTTAATATCTGTTCTTTATTCATTAGGAGTGTATATTATAGGTTGCATTGGCATTTTCATAACTAACTCTTCTATTATTTTTTGTTGTTTTACATTTATTTCGGCGATAATAGAAATAGCAGAATATAAATCTAAACCTTTATAAATAGAATTTACTACACTATTAAAAATAGCATTTGTATTATACAACTCTTGTCCGTTTGGGAATTTATCTATTAGTTCTTTCATACATTTTATTTATTTTTAAGTTTATTTTTCGGCGCAAAAAGTTAAAAAAGAGAAGAATACATCCCACGGTAGAACAGGCTTACTTCTCTCGGCTCATCAATACTATCAATGAGGGGGCATCACCGTTAAAATAGAAAGACAACATACTCTGATTTCTCATTCGTGCACCTATACGGAATAATAATCCGCTAAAGTAGTTGTTTGGGAGCAACTTTCTATTTCCTTTACAAATATACAACTTTTATTTTAATCTACCAAATTTATTTTAAACTAATCCTAAATATTCTGTTATTTCTGTAATAATTGGATTTCTATGATTTTCTTTCAATTCTATCCACCCTACTAACCCACTTTCTCTAAGCTTATTTATTGTATAATAACAAGAGTCCTTACCTATGGATTTATGAATTTGCTCTTTACTCAAAGTAAATATAAGTTTACTGTCTTTACCTAATCTTGTCAGCATTTCAGTGAATTCAGCAGTTGTTAAATCAGTTGCTTCGTCGCATATGCAAATAGCTTTTGAGAAAGTATTTCCTTTTACTTTTCCGTTGTATTGGACTTTAATTAAATCATCCTTTATCATTTTTTCTGTGGCGGTTTTTGACTGACACTTATTGAAATTATCCAAGATAGGTTGCATTTCTAAATAAAGTTTGTCCAAAATCCCACCAGGAAGTGCTCCCAACTTATCAGCAATAAAAGGACGAGTAATAATAATTTCATCAAACTCTTTTTTTCTAAAGCACTTTAAAGCCGTAGCTACACTTGAAATTGTTTTTCCCGTTCCCCATAAACCTTCAACAAACACTACATCATATTGATAAATTAACCTAGTAACTTCTTTTTGTTCTTCGTTTAAAGTTATATTTAATTTAGGCTCTGTCTTTAATACTCTTTTCTCTGTATTTTCTTTTTTCGGCGAATTTATCATATTTATTTTGGTTTATTATTGAGATGCTAATGTATAACTTTAATTTTTAATATACAAATTTTTTGTAACTTTTTTAGTAATTATAGCTAATTTTATATGTTTTTGAAGCATAAAGGTTACTTTTTATTTTAAATCTTTTTTTGCTGAAATTTTACTTAATCAGTTATTTCAACTTTATAGTTGTAAAGTGCTTGATAAACTTCAGGGTCAATTAAATCTCTAAACTCATTAATAACATCTTTAATGTGCTCTTCTTTTAGTCTTTTGTATAGTTCAAAAGCTTCTACTACTGTTTTAAAATTTCTTTTTCCTTTTTTATTTTTAGGTAATTCCGCAACATAGGTGTTATCCCTACTGTTATAAGATACTCCCAATGGGTACTCACCTCTACCATTATCTCTTTTTATAAGTAAGCTGTTAATCCTTTGTGGGACGAGGCAACAAGTTTCAGGTGAGTAAATTTTATTACCTTTGAAAAGGATGTCTTTGTCTAGAGCTAAAACCATCGTAAAGATTTTACGCTTCTTGTTATACCATTCAGCAAATACTTGGAAGTTGTGCCAACATTCATCCACAACGCAGTCTTTGTAAGTTGGCTGTTTTTCTTGAAATTTTTTATCATAGCACCTTCTAAGCATCCCTTTCCATTTATCATATAAAACTCTATCATCACTGACATTATATGTACCCATTCCTATGTAACCAACACCGTAAACCGTTTTTTGATTAGGGTGTTTAAAATTTCTACTTTTAAGACTTATCATTGTTGTTTTTATAATATATCCATAGTCAAACTTTATTGTGATGTTTTTACACGTGTCATATTCAATAATTTTTACATTACTTCCATCTAGTAGTGTATATTTTTTATTTAGATAATCTTCTTTTTTAGATGCGCTCATTCTTCAAAATCTTGTTTAAATATTTTACCTAAAACATTTCCATTATAGCAATTATCCTGACCAAAACAATCACATAAAATGTATTTAGTTTCCCAAGCCGTCATTTGTTTTCTTTGTCGGCAAAATCTAAGAATTACTTTTCTAATTTTATCTCCCTCTTTAATATGTTTATTAAGCTCCTGACAACTACCCGTATAATTCAGCCACGTTGTATTTGACTTTGTAATTTTGAAGGTTTTTCTTTTGTTTTCGGGTAGTAATTTTTCAGTAGGTGTCAACTTCTTTTTAGAATAGCTATAGAAAGATTTTCGACCAATATAAAACATATCTTTAGTGTCGTTATAAACAACATAAATAAATCCTTCGTGCCCATCCAATGGTTCTGTGACTATTTCTCCGTTGTAAGTCCAATTTACTGTTTGTCTTTTTATTGCCATTTTTCGTTATATTGTTCTATATTGTAACTCCAACCATATTTAGGTAAGTTTCTTTCATATACAAATATTACTCCTCTTCCTAAATCAAAGATATATCTGTTGTAAAACCAATCGCCTCCTTTTAGTTTTCTATACCAAGTGAAATTATTCATTAATCTTTCCATATCTTTTCTCGTATTCTCCTTCTGTGTAAATTGTGAATTTTAAATCATTTATTTTATATTCTTTTTCGCCGAAAAAAGAAATAAAAAAGCTATTCTTCTGCTAATATAAATTCTAATTTACGTATAGCTTCAACTTCATTTTTACCCTCAATACTAACTTCACAGTTTAAAGGTGTGTCTAAAACCGTTCTTGCTATCCAAAGATTATCTCTTATTTGCTCTGTTGTTATTTTGCTGTATTTCATCATTTTTCTTTTGCGGAAATTCTACTAAATAATTGTTCTGCTCTCTTAATACTATCATATCTAGAAGTCATCATATAATCTATCAGTTCTTCAATAGCATTTAATTCATCTCTAGTTAAATCATTTCTAAATATTTTAGTTTCAAATAATGTATCAACTATTGATTTAGCGTCTTGTTTGAATATTTTGTTTGTTTCCATTATTTTAGTCGGTCTTTAATTTCGTTTATATAACTATTGATGTCCTCTCTAGTATCACTTAAATTTGTCAAAGACTCTTTATAAAATCCTCGTTGTTCAACAAACTCTCGATATTCTTTACTGCCACTCGCTAACTTTTCTGCATTCGTAATAGTAGGTAATTTTACTTCTTCGTCGCCTGTTGGATATTCTCCTCTTGTCATAGCTACAGCAATCCTGAACTTAATGGCTGTGGCGGCTTTGTCGTCGCGGCGAGTCCATTCGTGAGTATATTTTACTCGCCAATATTTCAAATCTGCTTTAACATCAATAAACCTACCTTGAAATTCAATTAAACTGTCTTTAGTTAAACTTCCGCTTCTAGTAGTATTTCTGAAAGACTTTCTTAATTCTTCATATTCTGTAAGTATTTCTTCTAATGGTCTCATACTAATTGTTGTTTTAAGAATTCAAAATCTTCGGGATTTTCTTTAAGGTGTTCAATAAATTTTGTTAACCCGTTTACTTTTATTTCTTCCGCGTCTTTATTTGGAAATGAAATCCAAGCTCCACCTGATTTTACAATTTCGGTTTCTATTAAAACCTGTGCAACTTCATCGACTTGATTAAATCCACCCTCATTATAAAAGTTTACAGTGTATGCAACAGATTTATCATAATAGTTGTTTTTGGTCTTATTAATTCTTACATCAATTTTATGCCCAATAACATTTTTATCTTTATCTTTTATAATTTCTTTTTTAATCATATCTAACGTTGTATTAGACATCGTTTTCTGCCATTCTCCGCGCTGAAGTACTCTAGGGTCTCCCATAGCACCAGGGTTTAATTTATAGCTCGTTAAACCGATTAAACAGATGTCTCTATTAGAAGCATATCCCTCGATGATTGGCATTCGGCACGTAAACCGCTTGGCTTCGTTTCCAATTGAATTTTCATTAGCTGATTTAGCTTCAATTGCTGTCGCTGTAAAAATAGGAATAGAGTCAAAAATAATAATTCCTACATCCTCAGATTGGGCAAACAATTCTGCTTCATCTAGCATTTCTTCAAGATTTCTTATTTTTCTGTGGATGAATTTATCTTTATTTAAACCCATTCTAGTGAAGTAACTTTCACTCAAGGTTTTTTCGGCATCAAAATACACAGCAATTTTACCCCTTTTTTCAATAACATCTTTACAAGCTAAAAGAGATATAGAACTTTTACCAACTCCGCCCGAAGCAATTAATAAATTAAATCCTCCGTTCATAAAGCCTCCACCCGTTAAATAATCTAAATATGGACTTCCTGTTGAAGTAGTTGTTCTGATAATCTCATTCTTTCCTAAGATTCCTGCTTTATCTTCATCTTTCTTATCTTTGTTTAATTTTTTTAAAGTCTCTTCAATTGATGCCATATTATTCGTATTTATCTCTATGTTTATAATTAATCTTTTCTGTTATTTGTTCTTCTAGTTGTTTAAATACCTCTTGTACTTTTGGAAATATTTTCATTTGTTTAATTTTTTCTTGTGCCGAATTGTCAAAATTATTATGACATTGGTTTGAACTATACATCCCGCAAAGATATAAAACATTCAAATCATTACACATTACAGATTTAAAATACTGCTTAGGTACTATGTGAGCAATTTCTGAAACATTTCCCGTTAATCTTGCCCCACATTCTTCACAATACATTCCTTTTGCAATCTCAATATGTCTTTGGAAAAATTCAGGTAGACAAGCTCTTTCCTCTTTACGTTTTTCTAATCCTTTCTTTGAATATTTCATCTATAAATTGGTAAAATTCCTGTATCTTTTATTAGATTAAACAGATTATTTATAATTATATTTTCTTCAACTCTAGAATTTGCATATTCACAAGCTTTATTTAACTTTTGTTCAAAGGATAATGTTTTACTTTTGAATATTGTTTTATAGTATTTTGAATCTTTATCTTTCATTCTACAAATATAAGTGTTTTATTTTTAATTTCCTACTGTTTTTAAATCTTTTTTGCGGAAATTTTACTATTTAATTCTTTTATCAACTCTTTATCAAAAACTTCCAAGGCAGGGTTATAGTCTAAATAACAATATCCGTGACAAGTTGATTGAAATTTTCCTTTATTTGTTTGAATTATTTTTATGTGCCCGAAAGGAGGTAATTCTTCAATACTTTCTATAATTAATTCTAAATCGTTACAAAAGTAAGTGTTACCATTACACAGTAAACTTTTACATTTTTGACATCTTTTCATTTTTGCCGAAAAAAATTAAGAAAACAATTCTCTAACTGCTCTTCCAAGTTCAATATCATTAGGAATAGATTTCACTAAAGCTGTTATTTCCGTTATGTTATTATACTGATGCAACAATGGATTAATTTGTATACCAAAAGAATCTTTTACAGTTTCTATTTCGAGAACAGTTCTATTGGAAAATCCTAGTTCTTTACACCTTTCAATCGTAAGTTCTAAAAGCTCTCCTATTGTTTCAATCCTCGCTTGTTTTAAGCTATTTAAAGCTCTTACAGATATGTCTAACTCTTCTATTGAGTAAGTTATTATTTTATCTTGTATCATTCTCGTCCTATTATTTGATTTAAAATTTCATCTTGTTCAGGAATATCATAATCTATATTTTCTCCTGTTTCTACAATTTTTATTTCCTGTCTCATTTCTTTTTCGGCGATTTTATCACACAGTTTTTTCTTATCAACACCTACGCAATAGTGACAAGTACATTTATACCGAGCTTCTTTTTTCTTTAAGCTTTCCTTATATGTTTTACCGTTTCTGTCTTTTCTGTATGTATTACTCATCTTCTACCCAAATATGTAAATCTTCTTCTAATAAATTCTTTCCGTTGTAAGCAGGATTGTTTATAGTTTTCCACTTTTTCCCGCATCGTTTGCACAAACATTTACTTGGCATCCAAGTAAAATTATAAGAATATTTATGCCCTATTATTTTACAAATTAGTTTTTCCATATCTAATAATGATTGTAAATTAGTATCACATCATTTGCATCCTTACCTATTCCCCAAGACGGAATAAATTCATCAACTGTATTTTCTAAAACACTGCTATTTTTATAAGTCTGCCATCCGTGATTAATAAAGTATTTATCTTCTACTCTTTCCGCAACTACTGGAGCATCTTCTGATAGAGTTTCTCTATATTTATCAACAAACTTAATTAAGTCTTTAAACTTTAAGTAATGGTCTATGTTTTGTAAATCTTCTTTTTTCATTTTATCATCTTTTTTGCACGGAAATATTTATAAACGTGGTCGTATTCAGACTGTTCAAATAAGCCTCCAGCACATAATATTAATTCTCCATCAATTACTCTCCAATGTTTTCCACAAAACCAGCAACTATTACTGTCTGTTTTGAAAGGTTTAATTACTTCTTTGCATAAATCTTTACTCATAGTTTTTCTTTTTTTGCGCGAAATAAAAATTAAAGAAGAGACTGTAAATCCTGTATCATAATCTGACGCATTTCATATTCAACTTCATAGCGTATCTTACTCTCTTTTAAAGCATCTAATTCTTTATAGTCTAACTTACTCTCTTCTATTTGTGATAGTTCTTCGAGAAGATATTTTACTTCTGTTTTTGCCGTTTTTTGTTGGAGTATTAGCTCCTGTATCTTTTCTTTCATTTGTTTTTTGCGGATTTTAAGTTTTCAAAAGCCTCTTCAAAAGCCTCATTAAACTGTTCTTCTGTTGTTAAGTTTTTAAGTTGGTAATCCTCGATATATAAAGGACTGTTGTATAACTCAATTTTAAAACCGAAGTAAGAATGTTCTATATTAATTTGAGTTTTACCATCCCATTTTATATATTGGTCATTACAACCCTCATCTTGATAGTACAAATATATTGGTAAATCAATATCAGTTTCTTTTTCTGTTACAATTCTTTCTGTTGTTTTTAGTTTCATATTTTTTGGTTTTTAAAATATATTCTTTCAGGATAATAACCAAACACTAATAACGTAACAGCGCAAAGCCATAAATGATTCTTATTTAAGTATTCTGTCTCAAACTCAATATCCGAAGACATAACCTCATAAGTTGCACCATTTAAAAATCCTAATTTAACCCTTCTTTCAAGCCTATCAGAATATTTAAATCCAAACTTACTTGTAGATATATTTAATACAACTTCTTCTGTGTTATTAGATAAACTATCCAACATTTTATCAGCTCCACAAACCATAGCTAAATGCCCTCTATTAAAAGGAAACCATTTTAAGTCTATAAACCAACCGTATTCGTCTTTGTAAAATCTGTATGTGCTCATAATCTATTCTTCTTCGTTAATGAAAAATCCACACTCAACATATTTTTTATGGTAATGCGAAAGATAAAGTACTGTTTGTCCGTCAGTAAAAAGATTTCTCGGTTTCTTTAACTTTGCGCTACGTTTGATAATTCCTTGTCTGAATAGTAAATCAAACTGTTCGAAAGTCATATGTTCAAATGAATCGCTGTTTCTTACTCTGGCTACTTCGGCGATTTGCTCCTCTGTATATTCGTAAGAGATTAATCTTTCTTTATACTCTTCCCAACTCTGTTTAAACTCGTTTTCCATATTTTATTTTTCTGTTTTTATTTGTTTTTTGGCGCGAAAAAAGATTAAAAAGAAATTATTTAAAATTTTTACCAAAAAATAATATCCTTCTATCTAACTGCTTTTTATACTCCCAATCTTTTACTTCTTCTGCTAAAAGCCTAACATTATCAGAAACAGAAAATCTTGTTGTTAAAAGTCCGTCTTTGAAAGTGTAAGCGAATATATTCTCGTCTTCTACTGTTTCGAAGAATATATCTAGTCCTAATGTGAAAAATTGTTTCATTACATTTACCGTGTTTTAAGTTTTTTAATTATAACTTTATATTACTGATTCAAAGCGTTTAATCAACTCTTTATCTTCATCTGTAAGTTTTCTAGACTTGTATCTTTCATAAATACCTGTAAGTTGCTCTTTAAATTCCTCTCCTCCTGGAGCGCACTCATTTTCAGATACGTGTTTTAGATATTTTTTCAATCGGTATATCATATTATTTTAAGTTTATTAAATATTTTATATCCTCCCAATCATCTAAATACAAATCTCTTTGTATGTCGATTATAACAGTTCCTTCGTCTTGAAACATTAATTGCACTTGAGCATCTATTAAAGCGTTAGCGTGCTTCTTAGCTTCGTCTTTATCTTCTACTGATGTAGTGTCAAAATAACTGTTGTATATTTTATCCGCTATTTCTTGATTTGTCATAGTTGTATTGTATTAATAGTCAAAGATACTGCTTTATTTTGAACTGTGCAAGTTTTCTTCGTTTAAAATAGAAAAAACTTTACTTATTTCTTTTGACCGCCTTTTTATTGTAGCTATCCCGAAGCCTGTTTCTTTTGCTATCTTCGATTGTGAAATCTTACCTAGCGAATTAAAATCCCAATTTTCTACACAATTTATTATTATACCTGTATTTTTAATTGCTTCTACAGCGCGTATCTGTTTTATCGCCATAGATTGTTTGTCAAATTTTGTTAAAGTATAATCAGGATTAAATAGTATGCGTTTTGTTTTGTTTAAAATAACCATAGGATTTTCTTTTGCGTGTACTTTTCTAACAATTTCAGATAACTCATTTATACTTAATTCAGGTTTAAATTTATCCTTATTAATAGTACTGCAAATTCTAAACAACATACTTTCAGATATCCAAGTATTTAATCCGCGAATTTGACTGCAAAGAACAAACATAGATTTATTTCTATTACCGTCAAAAATATTCTTAGGTACAAAGACTTCCGCATATTCTAATTTATCTTCACCTAGGTCAATAAAAGGTTCTCCGTCGAAGTTATAGGTTTTAACTAAATCCTTCAAATTTGAAAATCTAATATTCTCAACACCTTTTTCAGTATCATTTAGTTGCAACCTATTAGAGAAGCTATTAATGTAACTTAATGATACCATTTTATCTTCATTAAATGTATAAGAAGTGTATTTAGGATTAAAATAGATATCCTTATCATACCCTAATACATTTAATCTGTCTTTAGATACAGCATTTTTATCTAATTGAATATTAAATAAATCTGATAATTCCTGTAAATTTTTCTGTAAATTACTTGTACTTTCACATTTTATTAAAATTCCATATCCATTATTAGATAGTGATTTCCAATAAGCGACAACAAAAGAATGCTTCGCTATATCAATGTAAGCTATATTATCTATGTCTAGATACATAAAACCTGTACTTTTAACTACATTTTCATTAATCACGTAATTATTAAATGTGTTTAGGAATGTTATGCACGGCAGAGAGTTCTTAATACTTTTATAAAGTGGGTCATCTTTTTTTAATGTAGATTCCTCATAAGTTTTTCTGGCTAAATCTACCTGAGATTTTCTTACAAAATCAGGATTTTTCATTGTGTGTATATATTCCTCCAAAGTTAAGGAGGTTATAATACTTCTGTTAAACACGTTAGATACAATTTGGAACATAAATAAAATGAAAAATCCTCAACGAAAAAAGCTTAAAGTAGGAGGAGCTTAATCCGAGAGGAAATTGTTTTAAGTATTTTTATAGTACGCCTCCTACAGCATAAATAATTTTAGATATAAACTGTTAAAATTTCCGCAAAAAGAAATAAAAACAGAAGAAAAAATAAAGTAACGATTTAATGCTCCTAATAAGAATGCCTTTAAATAACATTCAGAAACCTCAATCTAACGCCCTCTCACGCTTTACTTCTTAAAAACACCCTGAAACCTACTAATGCTATTACGGCAAGGCTACTTCAGGACTTATGTTTTACAAAGCAAATATACAACATTAAATTCAATTGTGCAAGTTACTTATTTTCTTTTTGCGAAATTATTTTATTTGTAAGAGCTATTCTCTATTAAAGTCCTCCTCCACACCCTCATCAAACACTTCAGGCTGAAAAAGAAATAAATTATAAAAAAATATTTTCAAATTCTCTGCATAAACTAATTCAGAAACATTCTTAGCTTTATATTTGCGCCAAATAGAGAAAGTAACAGCTTTTATAAACTCACTATTGTCTTGTCTATAATTAAAAGAAACGTCTGTGAATGATATATATTCGTTCCATATTCTGTGGTAAAAGTCGTCATAATTCAGCATTATTGTTGGTTTTTTAAATTCTACGACAAATATAAAAAATAAATTTGGATAATACAAATAACTTATTATTCGTGCGTGTTATAATGAATTAATTTTTAAATACACGAAATAATATGTTAATCTTTTCTTAAAAAGTGTACAACCTATTGTATTATTTTATATCTTCGCCGTATAGATTATAAAATGGAGGAATTAGAGAAAGAAATCATAGCTTTGAAGAAGAAATTAGAGGACTATAAAAAACCTCTAAACACTTTCTATATTGTTTCGCCCGCAAAAAATAAAATAGACAAAGTAAATAAATTTCTAGCGGTATATTCAGAAGTAACAGATAACAAACTTCTTCCAATAGATAAGAAAGTATTAGCTTATTATATTGTAAAAGGACTGACAGATGAAACTTTAGAAATGGTTTTAGAAGATGACCCCACGTACAACCCAAACAGCACAAAAGAAAAGAAGCCATTCACAAGAAATCATTTACACGGCATAAATAAAAGACTGAAAGATAAAGGCTACTTAAAAGGAAGTTTAACAAATGAAAGAAAGTTTTCTTTAAGTGCAGAAATGGAATTACTACAAAAGAAAATAAACGTAGACCAATGCAAAGGAATAATAATACAACTGTAAAAAAGTTAAGTTATATTGAAGACGTATTAAAAGAAGCTCTAAGAAAAAGTGATTTTAAAACAGATAAATGTTTAAATTATGACAGAGCTTTAGAAGCTGTAAAGATAATGTTTGATTACATAGCTTTTGAAACAAAACAAGAAGATGTTTATGCGGTTGAGTTACCTAGATTAGGTACGTTGTACAAAAGTGTAAGGCTTCTAAAAAACTTTCCTCGCGACGAAGAAGGAAAAATAGAAAATCAAATTAAAACTCTACAATATTTCACAGACGAGAACGGAATAAGTAGTTATCACAATAAAGTCCCCTATGCTTGGACGTATCACAGATATATAAACAAACACTTTGAAATAAATAAATTAACAAGAATGATGCCTAAGATAAACTTAGATGTTATTGCGGCGACAGAACAATTACAAAATAACAAAAACAGATAAAACAGATTTGGAAAATACAACAATTTTAGGAAAAGAAGCAAGACAAATTATTAAGAACGGAGTAGACTTAGTTGCAAATGCGGTTAAGGTAACTTATGGAGCAAAAGGAATGAATGTTATCTGCCTAAGAGATATGATGATGCCCGTAGTTACTAAAGATGGTGTCAGCGTCGCAAAAGAAGTTAATGGACGTGACCCTATTACAAATGCAGGAGCAAGTATGGTAAAACAAGTTGCTAGTGCTACAAATGATTTAGCAGGAGACGGGACAACTGGTTCTGTCGTATTAGCACAAGCAATTGTACAAGAAGCTGATAATTATTTAAATGACGGCGCAAATGCAATTTCTCTACAAAGAGGTTTACTGAAAGGATTAGACTTTTCTATAAAACATATTAAAAAACTTTCTAGTAAATCATCAAGTAAAAAAGTCCTAAAAGCTATTGCAAGTATTTCAAGTAATGGCGATAAAGAAATTACAAGTTTAGTTGTAGAGGCTATTTCAAAAGTCGGCAAAAACGGCACAATAAAAGTAGAAAAAACAGAAAAATTAGAATCATTTGTAAGTGTATCAGAAGGGTATGAAATTGAAACTCCATTTGTAGACCCAAAATTCATAACAGATGATAGAAAGTATTTATCCGAGCTTAACGATGTAAATGTTTTAGTGTATGACGGAAGAATAAATAGTATCTCAGAATTAAATGTGGCTGTAAATTTATCAAGTACAGAAGGAACAGAAGATAAAGAATCAGTGTTTGAAGGATTATTAGTTATCTGTAATTCAGTAGACCCTAAAGTACAATTAGAAATTTCAGAATTCCACAGAAGAGGTTTTGAATTTATGAATATCAATTCTCCAAGTTTCGGCGGAAGAAGAAGCGAAACACTAAAAGATATTGCAACAATTGTAGGAGCTAAATATCTAAGCCAAGATTCAGGAGATAAACTAGAAAACATCACAGCAGAGGATTTAGGACACGTTTTAAAAGTTGAAGCAGACGCTAACAAGACAGTTTTAATTGGCGGAAAAGGGGATAAAACAGAAATAGAAAAAAGAACAGCAACAGCAACAGAACAGTTTAAAAATGTTGTAGGTGGAAAGAAAGAAAAAGATTTCGTAAGAGACAGACTTTCTAAACTTAAAAACGGAATTGCTGTAATTAATGTTGGAGGATTCTCAGATGTAGAGAAAAGAGAGAAGGAAGATAGAATAGAAGATGCATTATGTGCTATTAGAGCCACTCTAGAAGAAGGTTTTGTAGCAGGTGAAGGTGTAACATACATTAACGTATCTCAAGCTCTTAAATCGGCGGGAATAGAAGTTAGAAACAAAGATGAGCAAGAAGGGATAGATGTTTTAATTAAAGCACTTTCAGCCCCATTCAAACAAATCTTGACTAATGCAGGAATTGAACCTGAAGTACACGCAGAAGTTATAGCTAAAGAAGAATATGGAATGGGTATTGATTTAGATACAGAAGAAAATATTAATTTGTTTGGACATAATATCATAGACCCCGCAAAAGTTTCAAGAATGGCATTACAAAATGCAGTTTCAATTTCAAGTACATTCTTATCAACAGGAGCAATAACTTATAATGAGCAATCATTATTTGAAACCCCCGTAAAATTATAAAAATGAACAAGTTTCTAAAATGGTCAACGTGGCGAAGTATAATCCAATCGAGGACAACGGATTATAAAAACAGCAAAACAGATTGGTGTAAAGAGCGAAGAGCAATATGTAAAGACTGCAATCACAATTCGGTACATTATCCAACCAAAACAATAAAAGAATACTTACTGAGGTTAATAAATTTGGGTAACTACTGTTTGTGTTGTTGGTGTGGAATCCGACAGAAGACCAGAAATGCTTACAGTACTTGCGGACTAGTAGAAATTAACGAACCACCAAAATGGGAAAGAATAAACTTAAATACAAAATATCAAAATGCTAATTAACAAATCAACAAATCAAGAACTAGATAAAACGGGAAATATTTATCAATATGATTTCGGCGCAAGAAAACAAAATACAAGAGTTGCTGTAACTTTGCAAGTTAAGGGAAATAACATCAGTAAACTAACCTCAACAGCCGATTGTAGCTGTACAAGCACAACGCCAAACATTATAGATAAAGACACAATAGAGATAGATATCATTTATAAATCATCTCACGTAATACATAACATAAAGAGAGAAATCTTTATAAACTATTCAGAGAACGGTGAAAACAAACTAGAAACAATAAAAATAACAGGTCAAATTACAAAATAACATGAATTACTTGCAAGAAACATTAAGAGCGATGCAGGAAATCGCAAAACAAAATCCAGAGTTAACTTTTGGAGATTTAGTACAAACCTGTTTTCAAAGTTTGGCGGTAGAAAATAAACAATCATTAAACTTCCTAAGAAACAAAACAGATGAAGATATTTATACAATTGTAGAAAATGTAAGAGTGGTAAAAGAAAATCCTGTTACAGAGGAGGAATTAGAAATTTGGATAAACGGAAAATAAGATGGACAGTAACAAATTCTACGACATAGTAGTCAACAAATATAAGGAATATGAACAGTATAATAAATTCCTGCAAGAAAAACAAGAAGAACTTCTAGAGAAAAGAAAAGAAAACGCAAGACCTTTAGAACAGATGCTAAAAGACGGACAAATTCCCGACGACGCATTAATAAAAAATATCAGTGATAACATTTACGATTATCAAGCAGAAGAAGTACTACATAAACAAGATTGCAGTTCTCTATTCTACAGTTTATATTTAAATGTAAAAACTTATTTAGAGCTCGGCGAAGGAATGATATTACCAAAAGAGATTACGGAACTTTGCACAAGTTTAGAACACACAATTCCAAAACCATATTTTGTAGTAGAACTTGAAAAGGATAAATTGGTCGCTAAAGAAATAGAAACAGGAAGAGCTGATAAACAGAGGGCGTACTTTAAAGGGTCAGAAGTCCAAAACATTAGAAACCAAATCCTCCAAACACTTAACGCAGAATTAGAAAAGAATAAGGAGTAAAAAACAAAGAACAATCCACCATGTAGTATTTATGTGGTGGATTTTTAATTTAAACTATTTTAAAAATAAGTAATTTTGAAATAAGGTAATAATGTAGTATATTTGCAATATAAAATTAAATACAAATGATAAAAGATAAGGATATATTAATACGGGTAGATGAAGAAATAAAAAAGCTATCTAAGCAAAAGGCAGAGTCATTAGGTCTGTCATTATCGTCTTGGGTCAGAACTTTAATAATAAAAGATTTAAAGAAGTAAACAATGCCAAAAAAATTAACAACAGAGGGATTTAATGAAAAAGCTAATCTAGTGCATAATAATAGATATGACTATAGTCTAGTTGATTATAAAGATAGTCGCACAGATGTTATAATAATATGTAAAAAACACGGAGAATTTCAACAAAGACCTGCTAATCATTTAAATGGAGCTAATTGTATACATTGTGGGAGAGAGGAAAATACAAAACATAAATTAAGAACAAAAGAAGAGTTCGTAAAAAGTTGCGAAGAAAAACATGGAAATATCTATGATTATACTGAAACAGTTTATACAAATTGTAAAAATAAGATAAAAATCAGATGTAAAACTCATGGCATATTTGAATTAATAGCTGACAACCATCAAAGAAAAGATGGCTGCCCTACTTGTAGTAAAGAGAAATATATAAATAAATATGCAATCTCATTTGTTGAGAAATCAAAACTACTCCATGATAATATTTTTGATTACTCATTAGTAAATTATATTGATAATAAAACTAAAGTGGATATAATTTGCCCAACACACGGAGTCTTTGAACAATTACCATTGTGCCATTTACAAGGAAATGGGTGCAATAAGTGTAATTTAGAAAAAAGAAAGGATAATGGTATCAACACTAATAGTTTTATAGAAAGTGCAAATATTGTGCATAATGAAGAGTACATATATACAGACACTCATTATATTAATGAAAATAGCAAAGTAGTTATTAGATGTAAAGAACATGGAATATTTGAAAAATTACCCTATAGACACCTTAATGGGCAGGGTTGTCCAAAATGCTCTTCACTAAAAACAGGATTAAAAATAAGAAGTAACACGGATAAATTCATAAAAACAGCTACGACAATACATGGAGATAGATATAATTATTCCTCAACTAAATATGTACACAGTAGACAGGAGATAGAAATAGGTTGCAGAATACATGGCACTTTTCAGCAAACTCCAACAAACCATATAAAAGGCTCAGGCTGTCAAAAATGCGCAAAATTAATCAATGTGTATAAAAGAGAGGACTACGTCAAACTTGCAAAAACGGCAACTTTGTATTTAGTTATGTTGGAATATAATGGAGAAAAATTTTATAAGATAGGTAAGACAAAAAATACAACGCATGAGAGATTATCTAATAATATTTCAATGTATAAGTATTATGTTATTAGTGAGTATGTAGCTGATTCAGGGGTTATTTTTGACTTAGAAATAGAATTACATAATAAATATTTTGAACATAAGTATAAACCAAACACTCCGTTTGCGGGGCATACAGAATGTTATAGTCTAGATTTACCAATTGATGAAATACTTAATCTATGAGTGATTTTATAAAAGCTAGATTAGCAAAAGATAAACCACACTTACTCAAGACGAAGAAATATCTTATTGATAATGATTGGACAGAACTACCTGCAATAATAGATTCAGAAAAAGGTAAAAAAGCTTATAATCCTAAAGAGGAAGAGTTCAATGTTCAATCTTTAGCTATAGGTATTGTTATAGACAGATTAAAATATTTTGTCAATAAGAGTAAAGCAGACCACCACGAAGTTATTTTTAAAAAGTCTGTAAAAGAGTATCTTAAAGTAATAGACATCCATCTTAGTAGAATAGACAATTATGTAAATAACACTTCCCTCGCTGAGATTAAAACAACTGATTTAAAGAAAGAGGAGATGAAATTCACCTCTATACTTACGGGGAAATATAACAGTATAGATGACACACTTTCGGCTTTAAATATTAAAGAAGATACTGAAGATACAACTACAATACAGTTTCACGAAAACACCAAGATTGCTCAGTTGTGCATGTTAGATATTCTATATGAAGAATTCCCATTAATCAAAAGAAAAATCGATGCTATGGGACTAGATTTAACGTCCCCACCTAAAAATGAGATGCATATAGATAATCCGAATCCGCCGAAATGGAATAAAGAGAAGCATTTTTTCGAGCAAACTCCACAAACTTTACAGTATTACATAGACGAGTTTAAAAAACTCCGCAATGGAATAACAATAGACGGCTTAGATATAGAACCATGGTTATACTTCCACATAAATCATTTTGTAACCGAGATTCCAACAACAACTGTGAATGAGATAACGGGCGAAAAAAAGATTGGAAAAAAAGTAAGAGTGCCTGAATTAAGAGATAATGAATGGTACATAATTCAAGAGAGTTATAGGAAAGCAAGAAAGACTGAAAAA